GGGAAACTCCGACTCCCGTAGCACCTGGCGGAACACAACAAATGACTTTGCTTCCCAGTACCGGAAGCGGTACAGCGCAAAATTCAGGACAGCAAGGCGGTTCTGGATTCGGAAAGATTATCAATCGTCCGTCTGCCGGACCAAAGAGGGCAATCAGCGCGTGATTCGCACTTTCGAAGAAAGAGACCTTACCGCACTCGCGGAGATTCACGCCGAAAATGGTCTGCCGCCAAATTGCATGCCTGACCCTGCCGATCCTCTCATGCTCATCAAAGCGGTTGTTGAGCAACACGGCAAGCCGGTTATGGCCACGTTCCTGAAAGGCACGTCGGAGATTTATCTACTGGTGGACCACAACTACAGCACTCCGGAAGATCGTTGGCAGATGATGCAAGAGCTAAGGGACTATCTTTGCCGCGAAGCCTGGAGGCTTGGGCTAGATCAAATGACCTGTTGGGTGCCGCCGGAGATTGACAAGAGTTTCAGTAAGCGTTTGGAAGAGTTAGGCTTTCAGCGCTCTACTTGGGCTTCGTATACCCTAAACATTGAATAGTTGTGCTACTATTTCGCCCATCGGGTTGAATCGCGAGGATGCAGATGTTCCGAGTGCTTGAAAACCCGACATTTGATTTTGCTACCGGAGAACTCCTCTCCCATGATGGCGAATCGTTTGTTGAATCCTTCCCTGTAAAATTCGATCGCGACATTCAAGGAAAAGCCAAGAAAAACGCTGGCACGGCTGGCGATGTGGCTACCGGCTACGGTTCGACCGCGGCACAGATCGGCTCAAGCGTTATTCCCGGCCTGGAGCAACAAGCGCAGCATCCTACCGGCTACGATCCCGTAACGAAAAACAATATGCTGGTCGCTAGTCAACAGGGAGTCGGCGGTGCAAGTTCTGGGGTTACTGGGGAAGCTAATCTAGCTGCTGCGCGCACTCGCAATGCCGGAGGATTTGGCCGGGTGCTGGATGAAGCGGCAAGAATTAAGGGCCGTCAACTTTCGCAGAACGCTCTGGGCGTCGAGAATCAGTCCGCGCAACTCGCTCAACAGAAACAGATGGACGCACAGAAATTGCTTGCCGGTCTCTACGGTACTGACACGTCAAACCAGTTGCACGCAATGGGGGTTCAGAATCAGGATTTGAATACGGCACTGGAAGCCGGTAAGAGTGGCTGGCAACAAAACGCGATGAACTGGATTAAGACTTTGACGCCGAAACCACCAGGCGGCGGCGACCAGGGCGACCAGGGTTAAATGTTCACACTAGAAGACCTCTACAATCTGCCGAACAATCCTACCGATGACCACAAGGTAGCGGCTGGATTGTTGCCCAAGCCTCAACCTCCTCCGGCTGCTCCTCCACTGACAAACGTTCCTCCGGTCTCTCCGGTCACTCCCCGACCGGCTGTTGACTGGAAAGCGAAGATTGCTGCTACTGCTCCGAAGTCTGCTGTAACCGTTCCAGAAATGCCGCCAATTACTCCTGGTGCGCTTGGCGCTCCCGACTTTGGAACTGGTATTCCCGAAGACACTTCCGGCGTGCAAGCTGCTGCGACTGGAAAGATTCCTGAACTGCCGAAACTGAGTTTCAAGGAACGTCAAGCATTGCCTCTTACTTCTGAGGGTGTGGCTCCCAATAGTCCAGGTTACTGGCAAGCGGAACAACAAAGATTGATCGATCAAAAACAGAATCCTTGGGGCAGCGAGGAAAACCATCCCGGCTTACTGGGAAAAATCGGCCACGTCGCGGCAAAGATCGGAAACATTGCTGGCGACATAGTTGCTCCCGGCATAATGGCCAACATCCCCGGCACGGAGATGAACAAGCAGATTCAACTCGGTCAAGCGGAACGTAAAGAGGCTGGCGCCACTGCAGCCGAAGAAAAACAAAAGGATTCCGAATCGCGCAGAAAGTTGGAAGCAGCCGAAGCAAACCGCGCGCAAGCCGAAGCGGATCGTGAACCGGAGGGGAAAACAACTCCTGAACTGGAAACGTGGAAAGATGTGATGCACGGTGGACCGAATGGCGGCCCACAAATCAATCCGGATACTAAAAAGCCTTATACCTCTCTGGAAGGCTACGAATTGATAAAACAAGCCGGTTTCAAACCGGCGACTACGACTCCGGCAAACACTCCTGCTACGCCAGAGGCAATCGCTGATTACCAAGAACGTCTAAGAGCGGTTGGCCTAGATGCTAAGTCTGCCGAAACTTTCTCTAGCGTACCTCCAGGTACGACGATGGGAGAACTCGAAAAGCGATACACCGACGCTAAAGCACTCCGCGAGATGGGCCAGAAAGATCGCGAGAATGCCATTCACGACCAGGAGCGCAGAGACAATGCCGCGGAGCACAAGAAAGAGCATGACGAAACATTTGCCGATAAGGTTGAAAAAGAGGGCCGGACGCTGATTCGTTACCGCGACCCGAAGACTGGTAGAAGCGTCGTTGAACCTTTGGCTACGGCAAAGCAGAACGGTATTGCTCCTGGTGATATGGAAGAAGTTCCGGCGGCGGAAAAGTCTTCGATTCAGGACGCTCGCGCCGTCACTCACTTGCTAAACAAGAAAGGAAAGAATCCAGCGGATATGGGCGTCAAGCAGTTGATCGACGAACTAGATAAAGATGGGAAACTTGGCGTCCTTACTTCCCGCGTGAATAGTTTCCTTGCTGGTGGTGTTGGCGCTTTGCCAGATGACGACCCGCGCATTATGGCCTTGCTCGACAAAGCGGAACTGGCCATGACGCTGACTATGAAAGCGCATTTCGGAGTCTCCGGCGGCCGTAGTCCTCAAATGCTGCAACACTTCCTAGATATGGCCAATGCGCGAAAGATGAGCGGTCCAGCTTTGCGCTCCGGATTCGCGGCAGTGGGCGATTATATGAAGGACAAGGCGGAGATGCCTGGAGCCAAAGGCGAGGGCGGCGGCGGTGCGGCTGGTGGTGGACACAGTTTCACCTTAAACGGCAAGCCGTATGAAAATGTTCCAGACGAACTCTACAAAAAATATAAAGACAAACCTGGATTCAAAGAGTAGCGATGGCCACGCAAGTTGACGATGAACTGGAGAAATACGCGAAACCGTCTGCTGCTAAGTCTAGCGACGATGATGAGTTGGAGAGGTATGCCAAGAAGTCTAGCGCTTCATCGAGTGGCGATTACGAGAGCGACTACGTTCCTCCTCCGGTAAAGCCGCACCAACCTGGATACCTTGAGCGCCTAGGTCAGTCGATCGGCGCTCCTACGTCTCTACACGAACTAGGCGAAGCCGCGACTCCTACTCCGCTGAAACTGCTGCGAACGCCTACAAACCCACAAGAAGCAAAAGACTATATGCGCTCCGCGGCATCTGTAGCGACCGGCGGAGCCTATCCACTTTTGGAAGGTGCCTACAACTGGGGAAAGAAAGCCATTGGGAAAATAGGCGAAGGACTTGGAGAGGAGTACCAGGCGGCGAAAAACATCGGAGCCGGACAGCCGGTATTGCCGAACATAGGGAAAGCCGCTTATGGCGTCGTGCATGGCGGCGTCGGTTCGATTCCTTTCATCGGAGACCCGATCGAAAGGGCTGGAGAGGACGTACTCAACAAGAATTACGCTGGCGCTGCCGGTGGACTGACCGGCGTCATTGGCCAGGTTGCCGCACCGGACATTGCGGAAGGTGCTCGCAGTTTGCGCTCTGGATTTTCTGGCGCATTGGCAGATAGATTCGCTACTCCTGCGATTGCTCCAGGTCTTAGCGAACCGGCAACTGCAAATCTTGGCGAACCGATTGCCCGGCGCGGCGTAGAGAAAACTCTGCGCGCTACCGGGATGCCGTCTGGGAATGTTGGATTGCGTGAATCGTTTTCGATCGCGGCGCCAGACCTGGCAGAAATTGAGCGCAAGCAACCTCTAGGAGAATCTGGAACAAAAGGCGGCGTCATCCGTCCGGATATGAGACTCCGGCAGACCGTCGAGAACATTAAGGACCGGCTGGACAGCCTTTGGAAAGAGGAGCGTCAACCACAAATCGATCGTAACGCTGAATTGCCGGCAATCTCCCGCGAGCAGTTGCTTGGTGATGCCACAATCGACCAACTAAAGAGAATTGAAAAAGCATTCAAGATGGAAATTCCCGATCAGATTAATCTTGGCGAAGCGGACAAGATGCTGGTCAAAGTGAATGCTCGTCTGCGACGTGCCGAAGGCATGACCCCGGAAGCAAGAGCACTCGCCTTGGAACTGAGTCCAGACCTGCAGAAATTCAACGAGATGAAGGGCGAACTTCACAAGAGTATCGGGGACTTGCTGGAGCGTGTGAATGAACCTGGAGTAAAAGAGTTTAACCGTCGATACGGAGCATTGTCGGAAGTGCGGGACGCCCTACGTACCAGGATGAATCCGGTAGAAGCAGAAAGAGTACTGGACGCGGTGCGCGCTACTGGAGGATTGGGGCGCAACGTCAACCTATTCGAACGCTTGCACCTAAAAGCCTCTCCAGGCCGTTTGATGCAAAAGGGCTTGGAAGACCTTTCGCAGTCAAATCTGCAGATCACTCCGCCGGCACAGCGGCCGCCGGTGGCTGGATTGCTTCCACCGATTCCTGAACCTTTGCCCGGTCCTGTGCCTGAAAGTGGTTCGGTTCGCGGTGGACGGTGGACAACTCCTGCCGGATTGATTCCTCCGGCGCCGCCTATTGAGGGCCAATACATTCCGCCATTGGAGCGCGGGGCTGCTGACATTCCCTACGCGCACCAACCGACTCCGCCGACGGTTCCTCCAGAGTTTCGCGTACAAGCTCCGCGCATGGCATCTGGAACGATTCCACCGATCGAGCCGGTTAGCAGTACCACGAACCTTCCCGGCGGTGGTGTCCGCAACGCTCCATTGCTGCCTGGTCCTGCGTCGATCGCTGCGACTGCTCCTCCTCCGGTTGCTGGTAAGTTCCGAATTGAGCCGATCGTGCCAGCAACTCCCACGGTCACTCGCGGAGAAATTGTCGGACGTGGCCAGCTATTCAAAGGGCCGGCACAGATTCCCCAGATTCCGCCTCTCATGCTGCCGGAAAAGGCAACTGGATTTGCGGCGAACAAGTTGCCGTTCAAGGCACCTCTTGAGCCTACTGCACCGACAAAGCCGATCATGGAAGGCGCTCCACCTATTGAGAGACCGACTGGCCAGCTACCTCTCAAGCCCGAAGCTGAACGTGCGGCTGCCATGAAGGAAATTAAACCGCCTTCGGCTAAAGGAAAAATCAAGCCGGTAGCGGAGCGCTTGAGTACCGAAGAGATTGCCGAAGCGGAAGGACTGCTGGCTTCCGAAGCCGGCGCAATGGCTACAGGCGACCGTCCAGGGGCTTACTTCGATGAGTCTGAACAAGGTGATGTGCGTCTAGGCTCTCGCGGCGCGCAGACTAGGGGCGGAGATTGGCGCGGGGTAAAGAGTGGCCGGAGAATGTATCCGTTCATGCGGGAGAATCCCGACGTGAATCCGCAAGCGGTCCTGAAAGCGCTGCGGAATAAGGACTCTGCCGCCTACAACAAGCTAATCACGCGCGCCGATAACTTCATCAAAGGAAACTACGAAAAACCTCCAGGGATGGGCGCTATGGACTTCCTGAAAGCACTTGAGAATCCAGACGCGGAGCCGGAGACGATCGAACCTGGCGCGGATGTATTCGCTCCTCCAGAACAAGAAGCTGCTCCAGCACCAACGGCGCCGCGTATCCCTGAAATTGGCAAAGGACAGACGGGAGTGATTCCCGGCATGGAAGAGGACGTAGCAAAACAGAACCAAGGCGCGGCCAAGGTTGCCGGCGAGAAACTGACTGCCGAAGCTAACCGGCCAAAGGACATTTCCGCGGCCGCTGGCGAGATGGAAACCAAGTCTCCATTATTCCGCGGGACGGAAGCTAGTCCGCAACGGGAGATATTCGGCAATGCTCCGCCGGCCGCCAATGAGCCTCCGGCAACTATTGTTCCAGTCCTGAAAGAAACCGGATGGGGCTACGAAGGCAAGAACAACCTGGGCCAGTACACTATCCGCATGCCGGGTACGGAAGTGCGGATACATCTGTTCGAACGGGAACTGAATCCGGACTTCATTAAGCGGCAAATTCTCGCGAAGGAAAAGCAATTCGGCACGCCACAAGAGAAGGCTGGCGGTGGCAACCTGGATGATTCTCTAAAAAAGGCAGGGAACGACCTGTTAGAAGCCTCAAAGCAACACAAAGCCGGAACTATGAGCGATGAAGATTACATGAATGCTCGCAGGGCGCACGATGAGTTGCTTGCAAAATGGGAAGCTGCTCGCGGCGAGGCTCCTCCAACGGGTAAGAAATTAGAGAAGTTCCTTGCACCCACTAATCCCAAAAAAGGCGCTGTAAACTTCTAAGTTGCAATAGAACGCAGATTTGCGTATAACTTCCTGAATGCGAATCGGGTTAGTTACCAACTTCAAAGGGCGAGGACTGGAATGCGATGCTCGCCTAATCACTCCGCTGATCGAATCTGCAGGGCATACCGTTGAACGGCTGCAGTATGACGAAAAGCACCACGGCAATTTCGACCTGCTCATATTCCTAGAAGTGGTTCCGCGGCATCTGGTACGTCTTTCCGACGCTCCACCGTGGGTTATCGTCAATCCTGAATTTCTGGTTCCGGAATACATTTCCACCATTCGCCGGTCGTTTGGACGGGTGTTTTCTAAAACTCACGAAGCGCAACGCATCTCGAAAGGACTGTTCGGAGATAGGGCGGAATATATCGGATTCCTATCCGAAGACCGCTTCGATGAATCGATTGAAAGGCAAATGACGTTTCTGCATGTTGCGGGACACAGCAAAGCCAAAGGAACGGACGCGATTATTGATGCTTGGCGGTGGACGCGGAACGGTGAACGTCTAAAAGCCAAGTTGACGGTGATAACTGATTTCCCGCCAGAGGATGTTCCCGAAGGCGTCACGATCTTGGAGAATGTGACCGATGCGGAACTGAAACGGCTGCAGAACGAGTGTCAGTTCCATTTGCAGCCTTCGCAGACCGAAGGATGGTCGCACGTCATTCACGAAGCAATGTCGGTGAACGCGACGATTATGACCGTAAGCGCTCCGCCGATGAACGAGATTAAAGCGGCTTACACAATTCCGTCCTGTAGCTCGACACTATTCAATTTGGTGCGGATGTATGAAGTCTCGGCGCTGGACGTTTATCAAGCTGTGGTGGACCTGCAAAAACTAGGACGTTGGGGATTTTCTGAACGCGGTACGCCACGCAAGGAATTTCTTGATGCCGTGAACACGTTCAAGGAAGCATTCGCAGCGCAGTTGGCGACAGCCGGCCAATCCGCGGCGGTTAGGAACGCGAAAGCAAGCCGGACGATCGCCTTTATTGGCAACTTCGAAGCGGAACACTCGACAGAAAATCAAATCCTGTGGGCTTTGGAGCAAGTACTAGGCTATGAAGTCGATAAGCTGCAGGAAAACCGTATCAGCGCAGAGGACATAGAGGATGCTGCTTTAGGAGCGCGTGCGCTGCTTTGGGTTCGCACTCCCGGCTGGCTGCAGATAACAAATGACCGTATGTTCGAAGTTCTGGAGTACCTGAAACGGCGCAAGGTGGTGACCGCTTCGATTCACCTGGATAAGTTCTGGGACATACCGGAGCGGGAAGCGCTGATCGGTAAAATTCCTTTCTGGAAGACAGATTACGTATTCACGGCGGACGGATCGCGGCAAGATGATTTCAAGGCGCGGGGAGTGAACCATATCTGGATGCGGCCAGCGGTTTCCGAAGTCTATTGCCATCCTGGGACGCCAAGAGAGGAGTACCGCTGCGATGTGGGCTTTGTCGGAGCTAAAGGCGGCTATCACTCTGAATATCCTTTCCGTCAACGGATGGTCGAGTTCCTAGAAGAGACTTACGGAAGCAGGTTCAAGCACGTTCAAGGCGTTCGCGGCCACTTGCTAAACGACGTTTACGCTTCGATGAAAGTGGTGGTCGGAGATTGCTTCGGGGCGGGGATTCCTTACTATTGGAGTGATCGGTTGCCGGAAACTTGCGGACGCTTCGGCTATTTGCTGCACCCGACGGTAGAAGGGCTCAACGTTCCAGTTCTGCAGTACGAAGCACAGAATTTAGATTCCCTTCGCGAGTATGTTGACGCTGCTATTCAAATGCCTTGGGACGTGCGGAGAGATGCAGCCTTTAGCTGTGCCATGCACGTTCATTTGAACGACACCTGGACAATCCGCATGGCAGAGATTATGGAGCAACTGTGACCAAACTCTACATTGCCGGAGCAAACGGATTTATCGGCACTCACCTAAAGGAATACGTTCTGAAGAATACGGATTGGAAAATTTCTACCATACTAGACTCTCCGGATTACATCGTTCACCTGGCGGGACACTCGCAGATTGACAGGTCAATCAAAGACCCGGTTTTGGTTAACCGGGATATTGAAACAACGATGCAACTTCTGGAATGTGCGCGAGAGATTACGCAACTTAAAAAGTTCTTGTACTTTTCCAGCGATGAAGTGTTTGGGCCAAAGGAAGTCATTGAGGATTTTAGACCCAATGATCGCCATAACCCATACAGTCCCTATGCTGCCGGGAAGTCGGCTTGCGAATCGCTCTGTATGGCTTGGGCCAGAACCTACAACGTTCCGACGACAATTACCCATTGCCAGAATCTTTTCGGGGAAAGACAGCCAGCGAATAAGTTTCTGCCAACCGTTGTCCGGTGCGCGCTGCGTAATGAACCTGTTCCGATTTATGCCCCTCCCAGTAGAATGCCAAACGGTTTTGGTAAAAGAGATTTCCTTCACGTTCGGGACGCTTGCTCCGCGATTATGATGCTGCTGGATCGTGGCTGGTCTCGCCAGAAATACAATATCTCGCCTGACTTTGACTACACTCCTGAATACATTGTCGGGCTGGTTTCGATAGTTCTTGAAAAGGACATAAAAACTACTGTTCGGGAATATAGTGGCGTGCGTCCAGGCTTTTTCTTGGAACATGGATTGAATGGGAACAAACTGAAAGAACTGGGATGGGAGCGTAGGGCATTGAATGAATCTATTGAGCAAACGGTGCGCTGGCTCATTCAACCGGAGAATAGACATTGGCTCGGCCTATAAACGTAGTCTGGCACGCAATGTCGAACGGGCGCGGCCTGTTCAACTGTACGGCCATGCTCAACGATATGCTGGACCTGTACGACTGCCAGCACTACGGCGGCGCGAACCAGATGCCGCATTTCTTTTCATCCGGTGACGAAGGGGCAATCGTCGTTGTCCACGGCGGCCGGGAGATAGGCGGACTCGAAAAACTGCAAAGGGACATTGACCAGCTAAATTGGTGCTTGCTCATTTTCCTGGGAGATGAAGAAGCGAGTTTCCCCGCGGAACTGGTGCAACACGAAAACATGATCGTTTGGGTGCAAGAGCCGCTACCAGGGAAACACGACTTCGCCAAACGATTCATGGTCAACGGCTACGGCCACGAACACAACCGCTATCTCGTCAAGTGCGAGAAGGATTTGGACTGGTTTTACGGAGGCCAAGTCACGCACGAACGGCGCCGTGCGGTGGTAGATGCGTTGCGGAATGTGGATTGGGGAGGCTTCATAATCGAAACGCGGGGCTATCACCAAGGAATTTCCCTGCAGGAATACTATCGCTGCTTATGCCGCGCAAAGGTCGTTCCGTGCCCTTCCGGGCCTTTCTCTCCAGATGCCGCTAGAATTTGGGACACGTTAGAATGCGGGGGGATTCCTATTCTGGACGATGTAAGCCCTGCCAGAACGGAACCTGGATTCTGGGCGTACACACTTGGCGAGCATCCTATGCCGGTGGTAACCGACTGGTCCACGCTGCCAGCGCTGATCGAAAGTATGAAACGGGAAAATTTTGAGCGTCTTGCTGGTGAATGTCAGGTATGGTGGTTTCACTACCTACAGGGATTTACCAACTGGCTTTTGGAAGACATTGAGCAACTGACAGGAGAGCCGTGTACCAAAATCTCATCACGGTAATTACCAGCACTTCGCCGCTTGCTTCACACCCTTCATCGGAGATATTCGACAAGGTTTATGAAAGCACGCAATTCCATCTGCCGGGAGTCATCACGCATTTATGTTGCGACGGCGTTCGCGAACCGGAGCATGAAAATAGACGCGCCGGGTACGAAGGCTACAAGGAAAAGCTCCGTAACCGTCCATTCATTCAAATGCGGGAATGGCCTAAATCCGTCCAGCAAGGGTTCATGGTGCGCTCGGCATTGCGGCACGTCACGACTCCTTTGGTGCTCTGGCAGGAGCATGACTACGCTTTGACTCTTGACCCGATCGACTGGGAAGGGATTATCAACGCCATTCAACAGGATCGTGCTCGCGTCGTTCGATTCCACAACACTCCGGAGATTCACCCGCTTCACCAACACCTGATGCTTGATTGCTACGAAGGCGCCGACGGCGAGCATGGCGGAGTAAAAGTGTCCGACCCGCCACTGGTTTGTGGCGTGCCGATGATTCGCACCATACAGTTCTGGTGCTGTCCGTTCCTGACTACGACTGAATGGCTTTCTGGGATGATGGAAGACCCGACATTGTTCACTCCAAACACGTACTGCGAGATTGAGCCGGTGATCTACGGACCAATTTCCTATAGACCCTGGCAAGACTACAAGGTGATGGTCTACGCTCCGTCTGAACCTTCCATTCAGCGCAGTCAACATCTTGGCGGTCGCGGACACGACAATGCCGATCCAAAGAGGCCAATGACATGGTGAACCTTGAACGCGCAGAGCAGGTAACCGGATGGATGAGCCGCCCCGAAATGGAATGGCTGGCGGAACAAGCCAAGAATGGCCTGGTCGTCGAGATTGGCTGCTGGATGGGCCGCACGACGCGCGCCATGGCCGACAACAAACGCAGCGGGAATATCTTTGCCGTGGATACCTGGAAGGGCAGTGAAGAGAACCAGGACTTCCTAAAGGACAAGCCGGAAGATTACCTATTCCAAGAGTTTTCTAAGAACCTGGCGGACCATATAGCAAGCGACCTGGTTACTCCGCTGCGTATGGATTCCTTGAGTGCGGCATATCACTTTGCACGCTTGGGAACAAAATTTAAGTTCGTTTTTATCGATGCGTCGCATGATGAATCGGTGAGGGCCGACATTATAGCTTGGAGGCCGCTAGTGGAGCCGGGTGGTGTTTTGGCCGGCCACGATTACGATTGGGGCTACCCTGCCGTGGTGCATGCCGTCCGCGAGCTAATTTCAGAAACTCCTAATCAAGCTGCCGGCGGTTCTTCCATTTGGTACACGCAAATATGACCCGGATAAATCGCATGGTTGACGGAGTGATTGTCGGGGATGAGATTGGAAGGTACGAAGCCGGAAACAAGTTTCGGCCGGTCGAAACGATCGATTTCGTAGAACAAGCCATTAACGACCGCTGGAACATCCGCATTCCCAGATGTATTGCCGAATATCACGGTTGGTGGGATACCTGGGAAAAAGAACGGCATCTTTCTATGGCCAAGCATCTCAAGCCGGGAATGTCGTTTTTCGATGTGGGAACGTGCGACGGTTGGGAAGCTGTAGTGTATTCCCAGATGCTTGGTGGCGCTAAGAAAATGATGTTGATCGAACCTTCGGTAGTGATGTGGCCGAATATAAAACTCATGTGGGAGAAAAACAGGCTGGCCAAGCCACTAGCTACTTATTGCGGTTTCGCGTCGGATGTGGACAGTTCCGATAGAAGCTCAGTGAACCATAGCCGCTGGCCAAGAGAAGCGCGTGGAGATTTTATGAAGGGCAACGCTTTTATGCTCATGGAACGGAATGAGCATGCCGCGATACCGCGCAGGAAACTAGACACATTGGCTTCGCAGACTTTTGTTCCCGACGCGATAAGCATTGATGTAGAGGGAGCGGAATTGCTGGTATTGCGGGGAGCGCAGAAAATTCTGGAGAAAAAACATCCTTTGGTCTGGGCGTCGATTCATCCGGAGTTTATCAAGAGGTTTGGACACACTCCGGATATGCTGCATGAGTTTATGACTGACTGTGGATATTCAGGCGAATATCTTGGGAACGATCACGAAGATCACTATTTCTTTAAGGCAAAAAAATGAACTGGCCTAGCGTCTCGATTGCTTTCCCTTGCTGGCACCGCGGAGCGCTGCTTCGGAACACTCTTGAAAGCATCCGCAAGCAGAACTATCCCGGTGAACTGGAATTGATCGTAGTGGAAGAGGACGACGACGGGCTGACAGAAAACTTGGCAACGGAGTTCGGAGCGCGGTATATACGCAATCCGCGGCTGGAGGCTTTCCCGGTTTTTCAGTCCATTACAAAGCTCTGGAACATGTGTTTGCACGCGACCACCAATGAGATTGTGATTCTGCAGTGTGCCGAAGTGCTGCACAAGAACGACGCGATAATCCCGTTGGTAGTGCGCGTACTGGGCGGCCACAAGATTCTGGCAACTCCACTGATCGAAGACTTGAACCAGGATGGAACGTTTGCCGGCTGGTACAACCACCCGACCGAAGGCTCACGGCCGGGATGGGTTTCTGGCGCTGGACCACACTGCTTCCGTCGCGAGGAGATGCTAGAAGTCGGCGGCTATGAGGAGTTGTTCTACGGCTACGGCGGAGAGGACAACTATCTTTTCTTCTTGCTCAAGAAAAATGGATGGAGCGTTGAATACGTGGAATCTGCCTTGTGCGGTCATCAATGGCACGAACGGACCAAGTACGAGCCAACGACCGGCTACGCTAACCGTTCGCTAATCAACATCCTGACTATGGAAGTGGACAGAGGGACGCGCGCGCCAGTTGCCAATAAAGAACCTCTCGATTTGCGCGAGAGTCCCAATGTTTCGGAACTTAACAATGTTCTGCTACGCACCAACTATTTTCCGATGAGCGACACTTTTTCAAAATGGCGTGCGGAATGGTTGCAGATTGGTACGGAGACCCATCCTGACAACCTGTTTGTGGTGCAACGGATTGTGGCCAATGAAGGATTGGGAAAGGTCTCGGAGATTGGAGAAGCGCTTACCGAATGCGCTTGGGCCATTCTGCGGGAGACAGAGGCTAGGTTTGTGGCTGCCCTGGCTTACGGGAACTGGAAAACCAGAGCATCTTTCTGCGCCGACATTCATGCAACTTGGGCTGCGCTTTCTCTCGACAAAGCCAAACAGCTAATGGAGAAATGATGAGGGCCGATTCTCCGGATGTGTCGATGTGGAAAGTGATAATCAATGAGCAAAACTACACTCCGAAGTCTGGTGACAGAGTCCTAGACCTGGGCGCGCACCACGGATTCTTTTCCATGTATTGCTCGGCGCGGGGAGCGCTGGTACGGGCCTTTGAGCCCGATCCTGACAACTTCATTCAACTGGAACAAAAGATTGCCATTGCCAAGAATATGGACGCTCCTCCGTTTACCGCAATCCAGGCGGCGGTATGGAGCGAATCGGGGGAAAAACTGTTGTGGCGAGACCCGGCCGACTCCGGCGCCAATTCCATGCTTCGGGCTATGTCTGACTTTTCGATCATGGTAAAGACAGTCAGTTTGTCGGAAGCCTTGTGCGGCAACCGATGGGACTGCGTAAAGGTGGATGTAGAGGGCGCGGAAGCGCAAATCTTCCTTACCGCAAAAGCAGAGAGTTACCGGCAGATCGCCTACCTGACAATGGAGTTGCACAACGATGTGCTGACCCAAGAGCAAAACCGGGCGCTGGTGATGAGGATGCGGAAAGAGTTTCCGCGGGTAGTCGAAACGAAACAATACTTCGAAGGGCTGCCGACGGAGTTTGCTTGCAAAGTGTTTTGTTGGGGGAGCGTATGAGAGAAGTGGTGATTGTGCCGACGTTCCGTCGCGAAGAGTTGCTTCATTGCTGTTTGAGGCGGATTCGTTCTTTCGAAGGCGATATTCCCATTCGCGTTTTTCCGGATCGCGGCACTTCCTACGGTCACTTGGTCACCACAATTTGCGATGAATTTGAGGCGGAGCAGCACATAGTTCCTATACATGATTCCTATGGAAACACGGCCAATGTGATGGATGCCTACTTCTGGGCCTACAATAATGGCTACGATCGCGTCTTTTTTGTAGAGTCTGACGTGATGGTGCATTCTGACTTTTTCTCTTGGCATCGCGAGATGCAGGAAGAGTTTCCAGACATTTTCTGTTCGATGGGCTGGATATTCAACCGCGAAGCACCGATCACCGATGACCTTCTTTTTCAACCCTGGTACTACAGTATCGGGACGTGCTTTTCGCGGGAGAAACTGAAACTGATCGCCAAGCATGCGACTGAACGGTATTACTCGGATATGGTTGGATACCTGGAACGGAATTTCGAGATGCCGCACAACTTCTCAGGCGTCCACTGGGAGCAAGACGGTTTGATTCAACGAGTGCTCAACCAAGACAAGAGCCAGACGGTAGCGCCTGGGATTGCCAAGTGCTCCCACGTTGGAGCGGTCAGAAGTTATGGCGACGGCACGCAGCGGAGCTACGAAGAGTTTTTCGGCCTTAAAGATGTTCCATTTCTCGACCGGGTAAAGAAAGTTGAGGAGTTCATTGCCGACCCCTATGCTCGCATGGCTGTATTCGGACGGGCTCTGGTCGAGCGGGAAGTGGGCAGAGTGCTCCCGAAACAGGAATTTAGCTATAGGCTTATTTTTCCCGGCGGTTGGGAAAGCACCTTCAAATCTGAACTGAAACTGGCGGCTTTACCAAAGCGAAGGATTAATTCAGTCCCTATGACGGATGAAGCTAAAATCGTGCTAGAGTAGCGAGCAATCGCAGTATCGGGCTGCGGCAAATCATTGAGAGGCAAGCCCGATGCCGACGTACCCCACAGGAAGCGGCGGAAACACTCCCGTACCACTCCTTCAACCTGGAGTCCCAGGTTACGCTTTCGGTTCTCTGAACAAACGTTTCCCGACTACCCTCCTGCAGATCACCAACGTCGCGCTTACCAGCAACGTCGCCACGGTCACTGTGACCATACGCAGAGGCGCCGTTCCTATCGCTGGCAATCTGATTTCAATTACTGGGACAGCCGGAGCGAGCGGCGCATTCAACGTTTCGAACATTGCAATTTCAACAGTCTCGATCGATTCCGTTACGGGGATTGGAACGATCACTTTCCCGCTTACCCATGCCGATGTGGGGAGCGCTGCGGATGCTGGACAGGGCTACGTACCGCCGGCCGAAGTCGCGGAAACCCTGGCAGTCCAGAAAAGCCAAGCCTTTGCGATTCAGGATTCGATCGGGAGAGGATACGGAATCACTTGGGCCTACACTTGTCCGTCTGCTCCTTCGACAATTTCGATTCAGCTTGAGGGCGCGGTAAACAACAACGACGCGGAATTTACGGCTATCGGTTCGGCAGTCACCACGACGACCGGCTACAACGAGCAAATTGCCCAACTTCCTAACCTAGTGAATTTCGTTCGCCTGAGAGTTACCGCGACGACCGGCGGAAGCGCTCCTACGATTGTCGGAAAAATCACTCTGGGGAGTTAATTGCGAAGGCTCTTATGGGTTGCCGCTCTATTTCTAAACGGTTGCGCTGGTGGTCCCTATGACGTTCATGTGCCTGGAGAACAAGGCTCAATGCCGCCAGTAATCTCTAATCTGGTCTACACGGTAACCGATACCACTATTGTCGCTACGTGGACTACGGACACTTCCTCGGATTCAAATCTATCAGCAGGCGGTAAAGCAGCAGTAGATAATGGGTTGGCAGCAAATTCCACTAGTCACCAAGCTATCGTAGCCGGTCTAGCTCCAAGCACGCTTTATTCCTGCATTGTGACTTCAGGAGGAACCAGCAGCTCTCCGCAGAACGTCACAACTTCCGTGGCACATTCAACAACGCCAATTACAGTTGTTGGTTTTGGAACTGACCACGTCACCACGGCAGATGGCGACATCACCTATAATTTCCTTTCCAACGACAACATCACGTACATGATGCGTGACGATGCCAAAACTCCTCCTGGTGGCGCAGGATTTAACCAGCAGATGGATACAGTTACGAATGAATCCACGTTGGCTCTTTCTCTTGTCAATGGAATGAGTGCTTATGGAGCTTACGCCACGGAAAATGGTACGGATGGGCCAGCCGGTCATACACTGTCGAACAAGGGAAACGGTTTATTCGGCATGGCTGGTTCGCTTTTTTGGTTTACTGGACGGCACTATATTGTCGGTTCATCACGACAGCAGTACTACGGCAACGTTATCCGTTCAGATGACCACGGTGCAACTTGGAGTAATTTCAGCGCACCAACTACGTTCAATGCCAATGGTGTTCCTTACTATCCCAACAGCGGCAGCAATTCGATAGCTCCATTCTTTTTTGGCGCGGATTCCACCTTCGGTTGGGTGACTCCGGTTAGATATGCCGGAGACGATGGCACGCTTGGATACAACACGGCTGGCAACGGATTCAGCGGCGGGAACGCTTACGTTTATTTTGCCATTCTCAATGGTCCAAACGATGCTGCCAACAATATTTATCTGGGCCGTATTCCGCGTATTAGTTTGTTTAGTTTGGATCGCACGGCAGAACAATTCTGGATTGGACCGACTTCGCCTACCGACGCAGATTTTGTTAACGATGCGAATTGGCAGTCTGCTTCAACTGGGCTTACTTCGATCTATACGCCGGCGACTACAACCGTGGGTTGGCCGGATATTTGTTTTATTCCTACCATAAATCGCTACTTACTATTCAGTACCTACCGCCCCAGCACTGCTTCAACTTCCAACACGATTTGGAGAGTCTTGGAAGGTCCAACTCCGGCTGGGCCGTGGACTCTTGTCGGAACCATACAAAACAGTCCCAGCGGCTGGTATTGCCAGACCATCCTACATCGCACTGCTGCAAGTAATGTCTTGACCGACAACATCCCACTGACTGTCGTTTATTCCGGTGATTTCAACAATCAGATTCCCTATTACCATCCGACCTACAGTACTTTGACGGTTTCTACATCTCCACAATCACCAGTTACCAATGTCTTTGTGCAGGCCAAGGGAACTACGGCGGCACAATCTGGCACAACGGGAACGCTTGCTTACACCTCCAATGTGACCAGTGGAAATTTGCTGGTTACTTCGTGGCGCTACAATGGCAGCGGTGCAGTGCATCTGACTTCCGTTACCAGCACACGTACCACGGGGAATTGGACCATTGTATACGACCAAAGCGATGGCGCCGCAACGCCTATTCAGGGTGGTTGGGCTTACGCTTGGGCTACCTCGACAGGCGCTTGCACTGTTACTTTGAATTTTAATACTTCGGTAGTTGGAATCGATATTTGTGTTGGTGAATGGAACGGACCCACTACAGTACGTACAACCTCTGCCCCTCGTATAAATGTCAGTCAAAATATCCCTTTCAGTTCAAGCATACCCGTACAAGGTGGAGATTTATTGATTGGCGTGGTCACTCTGGGGGCTGCTAGTAGTCAAACACTGTCCGCGGGGAGTGGCTACGTCCAGAGAGCGCATGCCATTACTGGCGGCGTAACGGATTTCACGGCTATTGAAGATAATCTTAACGCAACTCTCGGATTTTCTACTGCAACTTTCAATGTCATTCCAAGTGGTGGCGGCATTTCGTCCACTGTGGGCATTGGAGCCTTCTACTCCCAAGGGATTATTTCGGGGAATGCCGGTGTATCCGGGGCGACCGTGGCATGGACTTCGGTAAGCTCCGGTTCGGGTTCAACCACTTCGGACGGCTCCGGCAACTATTCCACGTCAAGTTTAGCTTCCGACGTTTACACGATCACTCCGACAAAAACTGGCTACAGCTTCACTCCAACCAGCGTCCAGCAAGTGATGATTAGCGCCAACGTAAATGGCGTGAATTTCACGGCGACACACTTGCCGGTGTCCACCCCTTCGATTTCACCGAATGGAGGGAATTTTGATTCTCCTCAAACGGTAACCGTGAGCGATACGGATTCAGGGCTCGCTGGCTTTGCGATGTACTACACGACGGATGGGACTACGCCTACCACGGGTTCCACGCTTTACACTGCACCGATCGCGGTAACCACTTCCTTGACTTTAAAAGTCTTGGCGGTGGCTACGGGCTTTCTCAATAGTGCGGTTGCTTCGGCTACTTTCAACATTGTCCGCGGCGGTGGCGGTCTCGGATACAGATTTACTTATGGCTTTTGAACCGTGATATAGTGCCCCACAAGCGGAATCGGGCCGCACCGAATTGTCTTGGAGCCTGATTCTATGCCGCCATACGAATTTTCGCCCGGTGTGAATGAACAACCGAAACTGCTGCAGCCTGGAGTTACCGGCTACGCTTTCGGCTCTTTCGATTCGAAGTTTCCCACCACACTTCTAAAGATTCTTACCGTCGCCATTTCCAGCAACGTTGCGACGATCACGGCAACCATCCGTGAAGGGAAAGTTCCGACGGTTGGAAGTCTGATTACCATTCGCGGAACGACAACTGCCGGCGGCTCTTTCAACGTTCTCAATGTCGCGATTGCCACGGTTCTCTTTGACTCCGTGACCGGAATCGGTGTGATTACTTTTTCTCTTGTCGATGCCGATGTGGGAGCGGTAGCCGATACGGGAATGGGCTATGTGCCCATGCCTGAAATTGGAGAGGCTTGCGCTAACGGCGCGAGCGTAGCCTTTGCCATTCAGGACATTGCCGGCCACAACGATAACGGTCTCACGGTCCAGTGGAGTACTTCCTACCCGTCTTCTCCGGCAATTATGACCGCCATCTTGCAAGGCGCTGACTTCGACGCGGACGATCAGTACATAGAAATCGATCGAAGCACTAGCCTACCGTCGGATAGCCGTTCCAGCACGCAGACCAGATTCCGGTTTCTTCGCGTGCTGTGGCAAGACTTGGCGGGTGGAACGAATCCTACAGGTATTGTGCGAATCAACATTTGAGGCTGACGATGAAAAAGACTTTTCTCATATTGTTGTTCTTGCTTGGTGCGCTTCCCGCATTCGGCCAATACCGTCAACCGATCTCGACGCATACCAATGCTGAGGGGAAAGTTGACTACATAGACTTCCGCGTGTCCGATCTTGAAAAGCCGGAAGCCTCTCCGTCTCCGGCAGTTTCAATCCAGAAAGCGGGAATTTTCGATTTTCAATGTACCGCTACGCCTACCAATCCTCCGACCGGCAATGATCGCTTTTACTGCGACTCTGGAACGGGGAACATGGCTTGCCTCACTTCAAGTGGAGCGAATTGTTTGCCTGGTGGTGGTGGCGGCGGTGGCTCTGGAACGGTAACCAGTGTCGGTCTTGCGGCTCCTGGCGGAATGGTGGTTTCAGGTTCTCCGGTGATTGGCGCTGGAACGCTTACCTGGGGTATGCCGGCGGGATGGAGTCTAGGAGACTTGCTGGTTGGGAATGGAGCTAATTCAGTCGCGCGCCTTGCTGCTCCGACAACTCCCGACGGTGTTCCGGAAACGCTGATTTCAACGCCTTCGGGCGGCGCGGTGGCGCCGGCCTACGCTCTAACTGGACTGGCTGGCCGGGTAGTTTCTGGAACAACCGACACGATTCTGGCAACTGACCGTTCGCCAAAGACAGTTGAGTACACAAGTAACTCAGCGGTGGCGGTCACGGTGCCCGACCCTGGCAGCGCTGGTTTTCTTACGAATCCGGCCTTCATTACAGTTGCCGAAGGCGGCGGAGAGGTTACCTTCACTCCGCAAACGACAGCGGTCATTACTTGGTGCAATGGGGCAGTTTGTTTTCCAGGCCAAACGTCACTCGCTCTGACGACTGGACAAATCGGCAACTGGTCTTCTCCTGATGGCGGGAATTGGCTAGTACGTATAACTTCGACTGGCAGCGGTGGCGGAGCGCCAATCTTTAATAACCAGTGTCTTTCTGGCTGCGGGGTGGTGTGGACCGGCCTTCTCAATTTCACGGTATCCGCTTCAAGGTACAACATCGTAAGTACGCTGTATTCGTCTCCGCAAACGAATCTAACTCTATCGGCGGCTGACCCTTCTAACCCGCGCATTGATGTGATCGCGGTGAATACTTCTGGCGCCGCGGTAGTGATTACCGGAACGCCGGCTGGCAGTCCTTCGGCTCCGACCGTTGACCCTCTTACCCAGTTAGCTCTTACTTTCGTTACCGTCCCTGCAGGTTCTACGACTCCAACGATTACCAGTATCACCGTTTACGATGAGAACTTGACTCCTCCGACTGAATGGACCTGTTCTGGAACACCGGCTTTTACTTGCGGCTCGACCAACAACCCATTCCATTTGACAAAAGACGTGGAAGTGACCGGCGCGACAAGCGGTGGGAATGCCCTGTTCACCAACAGCGGCGCAATCAGCCTTGCCGGGTACACTGCACTTTCTTTCAACATCCGCAACAAGGCCGTGTGGAATAGCAACGGCTCGATTGCAATTTGTTTTTTGAATAGTTCGACGATTGTCGGCCAGTGTGTCGGTTTCAAGAATGGAGTTTTTGGATTTAACCAGACGAATCTTACCAGCTATCAACAGATCGTGATTCCCCTTGGGGCTTTCGGCCTAACTGGGAACGTGGACAGATTGCGCTTCCAATACAGCGGTGGCGGCACGGTTGGGTACTATCTCGACTGGATACAGATTCAGAGCACCCCGACAAGCGGTGGCGGCAATTCCAATACTTTCCAGTTACAGGTAAACAGCGTCAACACTGCTGCTACTGCAAACCTGAAAGACAATGCCAGCGTAACCTTCACGCGCACTCCGACCGCGGCCGGGATAGATGACGTGACCGCTACGGCTATCGGAGCGCCAGCGTCCGGCGCGGCTGGCGGAGCCCTGGCGGGAACCTATCCTAATCCCACTCTTTCGGGTGCAACTTCTTGCACCAATCAAGTAATAACCGCAATCAGCCAAAGCACCGCGATAGGAACCTGTTCTAGCGTCTCCAATGCCATGCTCACTAATACAGCGACGACCGCCAACGGACAGACCTGTACCCTTGGTTCCACTTGCAACGTGAACGTTGGCGCTTCGGCACACAGCGTTGCAATCAATCAGGGAAACGGCTCGGCTCTTACTGGCGTTGGTCCTGGCTCGACTACGGGAAAAATTCTGCAATCGGTTGCCAGTGCCGATCCTGCTTACAACGATTTCCCAGACACGAAAATTGTTCCGGCTGCGAATTGTCCCAACGCAACAGCGGGAAGCGGCTGGAGCTACGCGGCCGCCACATGGTCGGCAGCTTGCCGTGCGGGGAGTAACAACCTAGGCGGCGCTTTGCAGTTGATTCCTTCAACCGGAGGAGCGGCACAGTTCCGTTTTGAGATTCCCGCTGATTGGGATTCCGCTTCGCAGCCATTCATTCGAATCGAGTACGGTTCTGGAGCCAACACAAGCGGCACGGTCATTTGGACGGTGGCGAGCGCTTGCACTAAGGCCGACGGATCGGTTACCGATGACCCGGCCTTTGTTGCGGAGTCCGCTTTTGGCACTCAGACGATGGCTGCCGCGAGTCGCGCTTGGTCCCAGACCGGACAATTCACAGGGATAACCAGCGGGAACAACTGCGTGGCCGGAGGGGGAATGATTATCAAGCTCACGCTCTCCGGAACGGCGTCGAGCGCGATCAATGCTTATCAGGCGGTTGTGACGACAAACAGACTTCCCGCGGTACAGGCGAATTGATGAAAAAATATATTCTTCTCTCCATGCTTCTGCTTGGTGTTGGTCAATTACGGGCGGCGACTGGCCCTTATACCTCCAACGAGTGTGGCAAACCTCTCCAGAACGCAGGTGGCTTCACAAGCATATCGTGTACGATGGCGAACACCGTAGCCGGCCGCGCCATTCTCATGTATGCGTCGGGAGCGGCCACGACTGTATCCGTCACAAGTTCTCCAGAAACCCCTACTGCTTGCTTTAACGGGACGAACGCTACAAACGGTTGGCAGACAACGGGTTGCTATCTATTTCCTTCGTCCAATCATGCGATCTTCACGATTACCGCAACATCCTCTGGGGGATTCAATCGCGTTTTATGGGTAGCGGGAAGGGAAAAAATCGGACTAACCGCTTTCGACACGCATTGCAGCGCCGGAGCCACTTCGTGTTCTTTGACTACAGCCAACGCTGGTGAATGGCTGGACTTGGGCGGAGCCGATCTTGCCAACGATCTGACTCCTCACACTGGCTTTAGCCAAGAGCAATGGGGAACCACTGATGTGGACATTAGTTCGCAAACGATTAAATTTGCTTCCTGGTCGCAGATTACAGGCGGGGCTGGAAGTACCACGGCGCAATATGATGAGGTAAATCCTTTCGGAGTTCCTTCCGTCGTGGCTATGGCCTTTACGCAAAGCAATCCGGCAAAACCAGCGGTCTATAAAGCACAAAGCTGTTATTTCAACTGGCCGAACACTACGCGCACAGGTCCGACTTGCACCCTCCACAACTATACCGCTAACAATACAATCGTATATGGGTTCTCCGATGGATTCGATCCCATTGACATCATTTCGTGTCTCGGCACAGGTTGCAGTTGCCCTAGCAATGCTCGAAACGCTCCGCATGTCTATGCAGGTATAAACGTTCAAGCGGGTTTGTGCACTGCTTCTCAAAGTAGCAACCAATCCACTTACTCCGTAGGGATTCTCATGCACGGCGGTTTAGGGCAAACAGTTTTCTTTATACAAGGGGCGGAATGGGTTGGACTAACGGGCGTCTTGGATGCTGGTTCGGAAACTTCCGCATTGGCGCTGACTACTTCCTATACCACTGCCGGAGCTAACGAACAAACTTTTTCGGTCTGTTACGATGCCGACACTAATCCTCTCGTACCGAATAGCGGCGAACTGCAAATAGCAGGGAGTACGGACGTGAATACGTCTTTTGTTGCCAACGACCAGCAACTTACGCAGTCCATTCTCACCGCTGCTGCCGGAAGCAACACGACCAGTTGCACTATGTCATCGGGAAGCGTTCGACCAATCATTGCAACTTTTTCAATGGGGATTACACCGGCATCTGGCTATCCGATGATTTTTTAGGAAATTATGAAACCACTTAGCAAATGGCTTCTGCTTACGGGCGTCCTGCTCGGCGCCGTGCTCACTTTCATGCTTCTCTGGAAGCACCAACAGCCAAAGCATCCGGTTGCTAGAACCATAGCGAAGGGTAAATTCATAGCGAAGTTGGGTTCGGGCTGGTTTGTGCGCTCGTCAACGGCTTGTCCTACAAATGGAAATGGTACTTCTTCAAGTTGCGCGGCTTCTCCTGGTGGAGCGGGAGCCTGGTCGGGATTCGCCAATATCGGTTGGGGTTCGATTCATGCCGGCGACACATTGTCAATGCAAGCCGGAGACACCTACGCGGAGCAGTTGACGATCGGCGCATCCGGAACCAGCGGAAGCCCTATCACCATCACGGTAAATGGCGTCGGGACGGCCATTATAGACGGCGGCAACGCTCGTACTGGATTTAGTTTCAACGGCCAATCCTTCGTAAACGTGGACGGTGTGACGGGCAACGCAGCGTTCGGCGGTTCTCAGACCTACGGAATCCGTGTTATCAACATCGGCCTTCCAAACTACTGTGCCTACATAAACAACGGGGAGCAGCACGTAAAATTCCTTCACGTCGAGTGCTCCGGCAACGGGCAGAACACGGACAACGCGCATCTCAACGCTCCTCCACTACCTGATGATAACCGCGGCGGTGTTTTCGGCGGTGGTGGCGCTCATTTCGTAGAAGTCGCCTACAACTGGTTCCATACGCAGATGGCGCAATACAATCTTTCCACCTGCAGCATTTCAGGAACGACTTATACCTGCACGACGACGACGACGATCACAGACACCCATTGGACTTCGCCTTCGGTGATTTTTGCTAGTATCGGTATTTACGGCAACACTGGAGTCAACGGTCACTGCGGCCTGATTAGCGCCAGTGGAACCACGTTTACCTGCGAAGGCGGCGGCTCCGGTACAGGTACGGGTGGCGTGGCGGTCATGGAATGGGCGGCGACGGCGGTCACTGGATTTTTTGCTACGGGAAGTACGAATTACAACGACAACACAACCCACGATAACTTCGCCTATGGCACGTTCAATGATGGCTTTCGCTCTAACGGAAATGGCCAGATTTATCACAACGAAGCACAAGCCGGTATGGGCTCCGGCCATAGCGATGCGACCCTGGCTCAATCCGCTCTTTACGTAGAAATATCCAGCAACTACGTCCATGACTGGAACGACCAAAATTGTTACCTGGACCAACTATCGGCAGCGTCCAGAGGGCACATTCGCATTTTCAACAATGTCTGGAACTCTCCTCACGGATTTGGCGGATGCAACGTAGACCCCGAAGGCGCTTCGGCCAACTGGGACGACATTGTGATGATTAACAACACGTCCTATTCGTCGAGAGATTATGTCGTTCGCTACGGCAACCAGGGCGGCACGGTAACCAACTTCGTATATATCAACAACATTTCCCGCGTCTCCGGTTCGGTTGGCGATCCGCCGTGGGCGGGTGGTGGCGGGATTGCCTTCGCCAGTTCCACGGCCTACAACTACAACCTGTACTCCCCTACGCTTGGAGTGCAATTTCCAATCTTGGCAAATTTCAGCGGCGGGAATAAGACACTGGCGCAACTTCGGGCACTCTCTCCACCCCGCGAACTGAATGGCAATACCTGCGACGTGACCTATGTTGGCGGTGCACTCCCGGCCGGCGCTCAACCTGCCTCTACCGACACTTGCTCTAAAAATGCCGGTCAGAATCTCACGGCTATCTATCCATTTGCCACTGTGGATTTTAATGGAGTTACCCGGCCTCCGACTGCTGCATGGGATTCAGGCGCAATGCAGGCTTCCGGCGGCGGTGGTGGAACGCCCGTTATCGGATTTTCTCCTAACCCGGCAGCATTCGGAAACCAGATTCAGGGAACGACCAGCGCTCCTCTTACGATTACCGTTTCAAACAGCGGAACGGCCGCGCAGGTTCTTTCTACGCCTTACTGGACAATCACCGGGACGAATGCCAGTAACTTTGCCAACGCGGGAACGGGAACCTGCGTCAACGGTGGGACTATCGCGATCAGCGGTTCTTGTACGGTGAACCTGACTTTCACTCCATCGGCTACCGGCGCACGAACGGCTACGTTCAACATTCAAGGCACGGTCAATGCTTCGGACAACCTAACTGGCACCGGCACCCTTCCGACTATCGGTCTTGCGCCAAGCCCTGCAGCTTTCGGCAACCAGGTTGTTGGCACGCCAAGCTCGCCGTTGACGGTCACGGTTTCGAATACCGGCACGTCTACACAGACTTTAGCTAATCCGTACTTCACCATTACCGGAACAAATTCCGCGGACTTCTCAAATCTGGGAACGGGTACATGCGCTAACGGCGGTTCTGTTCCAGCAAGCAGTTCTTGCACGATCAACCTGCGATTCACTCCCGCGGCGGCCGGCGCGCGCACAGCGACTCTAAATCTCCTAGGCACGGTCAATGCTTCTGACTCTCTGACCGGGACAGGCACGCAAGCGGCAATCAGCATCACGCCAAGCCCCGGAGCCTTCGGAAACCAGAACGTCAACACAACCAGCGGACCACTTACGCTGACGGTTACCAATACCGGGACAGCCACAGAGACTCTAGCAACGCCTTATTTCACCCTGACCGGAACCAATTCGACCAACTTCGCCAATGCTGGTAGCGGGACATGCGCCAATGGGGGAACGATCGCTCCTTCGGCTACTTGTACGGTGAACTTGACGTTTACTCCGTCCGCGGCCGGCGCGCGCTCTGGAACCTTGAACATCCTGGGAACGGTGAATGGAACTGACGCGCTGACCGGCACAGGTATCGCTCCCCTGGTCTCTTTGAGCCCGAATAGCATAGCCTTTGCGAACCAGACCACTAACACGTCGAGCGGGAACCAGGCTGTAACCCTAACCAATACAGGGACGGCAACGCTGCATATTTCCAGCATTACCTTGGTCGGAGCCAATGCCGCGGAGTTTTCAACCAATAGCAGCACATGCGGCGCGACTCTTACCGCCGGCGCTTCCTGCTCCTTGAATGTGGTTTTTACGCCTACGACTGTGGGCAGCAAATCGGCCAATTTGACGTTCACTACTGACGCGGCAACAAGCCCGGATAGTGTGGCGCTCACTGGTACTGGAGTCGTTCCAGCGGTTCCAGTACTTAGTTTCTCTCCCAGTCCTGGCGCCTTCGGGAACCAACTGCAGAACACGACCAGCGCGGGATTAACGATCACGGTCTCAAACATTGGTACTGGTCCAGAAGTTCTTTCAACTCCCTTCTTCACCATCACCGGAGCGAATGGCAGCGACTTCGCCCGGTCTGGAGGGACGTGCGTCAACGGCGGCGCGATTGTGGTTAGCGGCTCTTGTACGGTCATTTTGACTTTCACTCCGGCGGCTACGGGTAGCAGGACCGGAACACTCAACATTTCAGGGACGGCTAACGGCTCAAACGTCCTGACCGGGACGGGGATTCAGCCGATTATCGGGTTGTCTCCTTCACCTGTAGCCTTTGGGAATCAACTGCAAGGCACCACAAGCGCTCCCTTGACCGTAACCGTGTCCAATAGCGGTACTGGGACTGAAACGCTGGCAACGCCCTTCTTTACGATTACGGGAACCAACGCTTCAAACTTTGCGCGGAGCGGGGGAACCTGCGTCAATGCCGGCACCATCGCGCCAAGCGCTTCCTGCACCATCATCCTAACCTTTACGCCTTCGGCTACAGGAGCCCGTAGCGCGACTTTAACGGTCCAGGGTACGGTAAACGCCACGGACTCCCTAACAGGCACCGGCACGCTCCCCGCTATTGCGCTGTCGCCTAGTCCTGTGGCCTTCAGCAATCAAAATCTGAACACTACCAGTTCACCGCTGACGGTGACCGTATCGAATACGGGTACAGCTTCCGAAGTCTTGGCGACTCCCTATTTCACGATCACCGGAACCAATTCCACAAACTTCGCGAATGCCGGGACAGGTTCATGCGCCAATGGCGGGACGGTTGCCGCAAGCTCGTCTTGCACAATCAATCTGACCTTTACCCCTTCGGCTACCGGGGCTCGTACTGGCGTCTTGAACGTCCTAGGTACGGTCAACGCCACGGCAAACATTACCGGGACAGGGGTAGCCGCGGTCGTGTCGCTCAACCCGACTACGATCGCCTTTGGCAATCAGACGACTTCAACCTCCAGCGGGAACCATTTGGAGACTTTGACTAACACCGGCAACGGCACGCTAACCATTTCGAGTATCGCTCTGACCGGCGCGGATTCAGGACAATTCTCGACCAACGGAAGCACTTGCGGCGCGACACTGGCGGCCGCTGCTTCTTGCTCGCTTAACGTGGTATTCAGCCCGACTACGATCGGAGCGAAAGCGGCAAGCCTGACATTCTCAACAAGCGCGGCCAGTAGTCCAGACAACGTAACTCTAAGCGGAACGGGTGTTTCCGCCGGTGTCCCTGTTCTAAGTTTTTCGCCTACTCCGGCTGACTTTGGGAGTCAGGCGGTAGCAACAACTGGTCCTCCGCTGACAATCACGGTAACCAACATCGGAACGGCTGCGGAAGTCTTGAGCACGCCTTACTTTACGATCGGTGGAGCGAACGGAACGAACTTCGCGAATACAGCGGGTGGAACTTGCGTCAACGGGGGCACTATCGCGGCCAACGGTGCTTCCTGCACGATTGTGCTGACGTTTACTCCAACCGCGCTCGGTACTAGGTCTGGGAGCCTGACTATCGTGGGAACGGTAAATGGAACGAATCCTTTGACTGGGATCGGCACAGGCACAGGCACTCTTTCTCTCAATCCTACGAGCATCGCCTTTGGTAACCAGGACAGCGGAACGTCCAGCAATCCGCGCTCGGTCATCTTGACCAATACCGGAACCTTAACGCTGACAATTTCGAGCATTGCCTTGACCGGAACGAACGCAAATCAGTTCTCGATCGATACCAATACCTGTGGCGCGACTTTGGCGGTTTCAGCTTCCTGCTCATGGAATGTGGTGTTCTCGCCTAACTTGGTGCAAAGCAATACGGCCAGCGTAACGATAACCAGCACCGCGACGAGCAGTCCAGACAATGTCCCGCTGACCGGAACGGGCAGGAGTCCTACGCCTCCGTCTACCCCGGCGCCGGCCATTGTGATTGTGCGCGCCTTCCCAACTGGGAGCGTGCTGGTGGCAGAGAATGTAGGAGTCACGCCAAAGAACTTTCAAGTGTCCTCAACTGGTTGCTCTCAGGATGGAGTCAATTTCCAGAATCCATGCCGGTTCGCGATTAGTTGCGGAAACTGCGGAAGACAAACCACGGCCAGATTTAACGGAACGGCGGTAAGCCAGTCTTTTTCGAAAGGAACGGTTACAGTCAGTGTGCCGATCACTCTTTTCACCATGCCGGCACTGCCGACTGAATATCAAATCTCGCTGCTGAATTGAGGATGAATGGACGCCAACATTGTAATGACGCAAGTGACCATGAGTACTTTGTTTGCCGGTGCTCTGGCATTTGCAAAATCAAAAGCATGGGTTCCTTTCTTTAACAAACATTCAGCCACGATCAACCACGTATTTCTGGGAGTGACTTCTCTAGGCTCGGCTCTGGGTATTCACGCGCTTTGGAATGGAACGGACCATTCTCTGCTCATTGTCGGATTGTCTCCGTTGACAATCGCGCACGGCATTTGGGAGTGGACAAAGCAGTGGTGTCTGCAATACTTGGTTCAACGCGGTGCGTTCGGTCCGGTTTCCATCCCTGGCGATGCTCCGGCCGTTCCTTCTACTCCGGTAAAGGCGGGAGAGACGAAGGACTGAGAACCTGGAGGCCCGGACGTGAATGGAAAGTTGAACCATGAAGACACGCCCGAAGGCCAGCTAGCCGCGGTCGCGGTGCTACTAGCGACCAGAATGAAAGACAATCACATAAAGAATGGCAATGGACCTTCTGAACCGGATGTAGCGGATCTGAAAGAAGTGTTGCGGCCGTTTGTCCATCGGCTGCTTATCAAAGCGCGACTAGACGAATCGGAAAGAATTGTGGACTTTAAGCTAGAGCGCAGAGCGGACCTGGTTCGCCAGTTGTATATCTTGGAAGCGCAAATCCCCAAGGAACTCCGTTGAGCGAGTGGAAAGTTACGGTAGTCATTTTTGCTTTGGGCATCGTTTTCGCGGGAATCAGGACTTATTTCCAAGTACGACAACTGCGAATGGACTTGAACGGACTGGGCGGTAAGGTTCGCCGGCAACACTCTCACCAACAGACGATTGCTTTGCTGCTAATCGCTATGACCGATGATCGAGCGGAGCGGGTCAGACTTGTGGGACTACTGAAAGAAGATTAAAAGAAGGGGCTTACGCCCCTCCTCCGTTTAATGCGTCCAGTACTCGGCTCTTGAGCGCGTTGTCGAGCATGGCTTTTACTTCGGCGGGTGCTTCCTGTAGATTGGCGCATGCACGGCATTCGATCTTTAGTCCGGAGTTCCGTATATCATTACGTGTCTTGCGGTCGGCGCTTTCCCAGAACGCTCGCAAGTAACGATAGACTGCAAGGTGCGGCGTACCAGCGTTGATGCGTCCGCGTCTTGCAGTCCTTGGTCCTAGCCTCCGGTCGGTATAGTCGATGCTTACCCAGAACGTTTTCATTGTGAGCGGTCTCCTCTGACCGTTCGCGCAGTGTATCAAATGGTACTTTCTGGTTTTTGTTAACACGTAGTTTTCACTGGGCAGCTTTTCGCCTGTGAGTCCCTTAAACCGATTTAACGATTTTCGAAAATATCACTAGGAGCCACAACACAGGCGATTTCTCATTTTATTTTGCGAAATGGATTAATTTTCGTAGGCCAAACTTAGATTGGCCGGTAGAATCTCAGCCGTCCGATGTTGAGACTGTTAACGTAGTCAGATTCTTTTCCCCACGCCTTCGGCCATCCCATGCTCGTATCGTGGTAGAACGTGGCGCCGTCCGTATTGTCCGGCTCATCTCCTACCAGGACAGCCGAAGCCGCCGACAAGCAATCTATCCAAGCGGGAGTCGCTTCATCTTCCGGCCACACTTCGGAGTTAGGATCGTTCGCGTTGAAAGAAGAAAACTGCCAAGGCTTGAGAATCACACTGGCTACGTCGTGGCCCCACCATCCCGGCTGATTGACGCGGTTTCTAATTACATGACACACAGCGCGTTTGCCGTAGAGCGTTTCTCCGCGCGCTTCGCGATAACAGCACAAAGCCATTAGAGCAACATCGGAAAGCTCTCCGTAGGGTTGGGATTCCATACACCCTCCTTCCAATTAAAAAGGCAAGCGCCGGGGTTGGGTAAGCGCTTGCCTTTGGCGGTGCGGCACTACTGGGGAAAAGCGTTCACCACTTTCCTAAATGTTGAATCCAAGAATCCTGCACAATATCAGCGTTGGCTGCGTCGGAGTAGCGGAGCCAGAAATTTCCATAGTTTGCCCACTTGGAGCCCCACGAATTGCGGACCAGGAAACTACCTCCGTTTATGTTGTCGTCGTATCCGATTCCCAATACTTCATGGCCTCCCAAAACTTTCTCGCGGGTGTCGGGACTCCACACACCGTTTGCTGCAATGGCTTCGAAGGACTGATAGACAAGAAAGCCTATGCGGAAGTTGTATCCGGAAGCGATACACGACTTCATATCGTCAACGGTGGTGAGCCGGTGGTACTGGCCGGTCACATACTTCTTGGCGGAGTCTAATTGCTCCTGTGTCGGCGCCGTCGTGAAGTCTCCGGCAATGTAAGGCATCTCGGAGCGCAGCGCACAACCGAATTTGTTGAGTGCCATGCAGGAAGTACGCCCGTAACTGCCGGCGTCTCCTTCTGCAAGTGAGCCGTCAAGCAATCTCTCCACATAATAGATGAATGACGGTGAATACATTCCTTCCGTGCCTGGGGATACGACTTGGCCGCGACGATCGATCTCCTTCCAGTGAAGGTACTCGCGGTCTGCGGCTGCAGCGTGCGCGGTGCAAGAGCCTTCGTTTCCTTGGTCCAGTACCGGCCCCATTAGGTCCAGGTTATCGGTGGCTGTAGCGGTAGCGGTCAAGAGCGGCGCGCGGCCTACGCCAAAGTCGCGGAAGTCTGGGGCATCCTTGCGGTAGCCGTAGCGTCTTCCTGCCGGTGATAGTTCAAGTGGCATCGGTTATCCCCTAGAGAATCGCCTTGGTTGGAACTTTCACATCTGCCGGTGCGGACTTGAGTACCGCGTCGAAGTCTTTCTTGAACGCTGCCGCATTGCGTTCCTTGGCGATGATCGTAACCGTAGTGCTGGACACTTTCACCGGACCTGCGAGTTTATCCCGCGTAACTTTCATGGTCATGGATGGCGGCAAGCGATTCATAAAAGCGGCGATTGTTGACAGAACGACTTGAGCAAGGCCGGTGATGATTGAGAGTAAGCCGCCAGAAACATTCAGCGCTTCTAGGAACGTGGTGAAGTTGTCCACGATAGCCTTGAACGCTTCTTCGACCTTGGCTAGAGCTCCGGCCGGCGGTGGCGTAGCGGACTGGTATTCCTTTACGGCCGCGGTGAGCGCAGCAAAGCCAGCTTCGATCAGAGAGATGATCGCCTGGACTGCCGGCGAGATAACGACGCCATTGCCGGTAAGCACGGTCAGAATGGAATTAAGCGCAGCTTCACCTACGGGAACCCAAGAGAGAATATCGGAGAACACATTGCAACCGGAGATGAGCAGCGAACTACCGCCAGCGGCAAGAAACAAAACAAGTGAGGATATACGTGCGGTGAAGGTGCGTCGATTCATTGATTCTCCTTTTTGGTCGCGGAAACTGTACCACAAGTCTCGCCTTCTCTTACTTCGATTCCTTTGGATTTCGGTGTAGCGATGATGAACACGCCAATGTTCGGATGGTTGTCACGAACGTTCTTGAGTAGCGCGTTGGCCAGTTCATAACTGAATTTCTTGCCATCACAGACAAACAGATAGGAATGATCGGGCTTGAGTTCATAGCCTTTGACCAGGGCGGCGAGCGGTTTGTAGTCTTCTACTTTCATTTTTTGTTGCTGCGAAACTCGGCGGCCTTCGGGCAAACACTCCAATGCGCTTCTAGTTTCTGCGATTCGTCGTCTTCGGTTCCTGGGATAGCGGACATTGGCAGCTTCTTCCCGCGTGGCGTCAAGAACCATTGCATTTCGGCGCCACACCCGCGACATGCTGAGGAGCCAGTGTACTTGTAGCCTAGGCTCTCCAGGCCGTCGCGAGTGTCTGGAAAAGGCATTACTCTTTTTCTTTCTTGATGCGGACCTTCACGGTTTCTTTTTCGTGGACCATTTTTACTTCCACGCCATCGTGATTGTAGGATTCTTTTTTGTGTTTCTTCATTAGGGAGAGAAGTACATCTTTGGTTTCAACTTCTGAACTGGTCAGCTTCATCCGATCATCGCGGATGTTGGCATACTCTCTAGCCGCGTCCTCTAGCTCCTCGATCTCCGGGTCTTCCATGCCGGGAAGTCTACTGGTCTTGCCGCGCTTCTTGTTTGCTTCGGAGAGCAGTTCCGGCTTGTGATCGTCCTCTTTCGGTCCGATTCCTTTGCGTCCGGTTTGCTTTGGCTTGTGCTTCGGGAGATAGTCCTCTACTTTTTTTGCCAATGAGATTCCTCCTAGGTGGAACGGGAGACCGCAAGTTAGCGTACTGAAGTGTCGGAGGTCAAGGCTATTCTGCCAATGCTCCTGCCCACGGTTCATCTTCCCATCTACGTTGTGCAAGAAAAGTGCTCGCGTACGGGATATATATACCACCGCTTATTTGCCACTGCAGAGTTTGTTTCCAAAGCCCTAAGCCATGAACGGCCGATATTTTTTCACTTGTGCTCATTTTGCGCCAAAGTTTCTCGGCCTTCATTCTTCCGACCTTTCTGGGGTAAATTTTCCAGAAACTCTCAAAGTCACTCATAAGGTAAACCCTCTCCTTCCCGCATTCTCCATAGCGGGTGACTCAACTGCATGGGAATAGTTGGCCTACACTCGCTATCGGTTCCCGCTGTTGCCGAAAGGTTGTGTAACCTGACCAATGAGGCACAAATAAAAATTGCCCACTTGCGGTCGCCTGTTGACAGGGTGGATCAGAGCAGGACTTAGATAGTGAGCGGAAAAATAGCCCTTCATTTGCGCAAAAGCGCCAAGAGTGACGGCCCCAGACTTGGAAAGATGCGGGAAATGTTCGCCCATTTGCCGATGGTCTTTCTCGAATTTGAAGGGTGAGCTTACCGGCGACCATCGGCAGATAATCTTACCGATAGAGCCCACCCTACGAATCCGTGATTTATTTCTACCTCATACTTCGGTTGCGTGCAAGAAATTCTTTTTCAGCCATTCGTACCGTCCGCCGGGAAACTTCCGGCTCGATCGCGCAGACTGGACACTTCTTGGTGTCGAAGAAGACTAGCCTAGGATGGCTTCTGCACATATTGGGCAGTTTACGTTCGTGGATCATTTCGGCTAGGTCTGCGGAGCGCTTCTCGTTCACTTCTTTTCCTCTGGTTGCGGTGGCGCTGGCTGGCGGTCGGCAAGGTCGCTTAATTCACTGGCAAGGCGCTTTACCCGCACTGCGAGCAGACCATACCCCATCGAATCCAAGTCCTTGCCAGTTGTGTTTAGTTCTGCGATTATTCGCACCACTTGGCCAATTTGCGGCGTGCGCTCTGCGGGTGGCTGGCCAATGCGCTGAATCGCTTGCAATGCCATGCCTAGCTCCGTATTCTCAGGGTCTTTGTCCCACAGCTTCCAAATCGCGTTGTAGGCAACGTCCAAAGGATTCTGCGGCGTGCGCTCTGCGGTTGCTGCGGCCAGCGCGGCTTTTGCCACTAATGCTGCTTCCTGGCATCGGTCGCAACAGGAATTTGCTGCAATGGAGCGTAAAGCGGTTTCGTACACTCGCAGCGCCTCACTCCCACGCGGCTCAGGTTGCGCCCCAGTAGTTGTTCCAAGAATGTATGTCTGTCCATCGTAGCCATTTACGGTACGTGGACCGATTTTCGGTTGCTGCCATTCCTTGCGCTCGTCAGTCATGGGCTGCCTCTCTTTCGCAGCAGCTAAGGCTCTATCCCAATTCAAAATTGTTGTAGCTGGAGTGAATTTCAAGTATTCGTCTCGTATCGCCTGTCCCGCTTCCAGCAGCGGCAAGAGTCGGCGCTCCAGAATCTCAAGCAGGTAGTTGAAAAATGCCTGATTGGTATTGCTGTCGGGTTTTACGTACTCCCGCGCCACGCTCGCCAGCAACTCTTTCATCTCGCTCATTCCCTTCGCCTCCAGCGCTGCCCGTATCCCCCTCAACCTGTCCACCCATCCCTGGATGGTGTGCTGGGAGAGTGCATTGTCGCTATCTGCAAGCGCTCCCATCCACACATGACACCGCCCACAGTAAGAGACTCCATCTACATCGTAAGAATTGTCATCATATTCACCGTGCTCGTAGGCCGTCCCGGTTTTGTGCAGAACTTTTCGGCAATCAACGCCATGTCGGGTATATAGCCTCACCGGCGCTCGCTCGTCTCCGGCCTCGGCTAGAATGGAGTCAATCACTGCGATTACGTCGCTGTCTGCTCTCATGGTTTCCATCCGTCAACTTCTTCGCCTAGAAGAAATCCGCCAGTAGCCTTAATTTCGCGTGTCACATATTCGGCTACAAACTTCCGCAAACAAGTGTTGTGATAGAAGAAATTCTCTTCCATGTGGTACATGTAATCCTGCCAAAATCGTATTTTCTCGCCACACATCGTGCAAACTTTCACTGCGATTACGTCAGGATCGGCTTTCATGGGCGCTCCTTTTTCACTGTGTTGCGCTGAATTGGCAATGGGCGCACATCTTGGTAACAACGCTTTGCTTCCTTGCGTGTGCGAAATAAATCTGCCTTGAGTACGCCATGATAGTAGTCAGGGTCTTGGTAGAAATGAATTTTGCCATCTGAAAAACCTACCCAAAGTTTACGTTTCATGGGCGACGGCTCCTTTTAGGCAGACACGCGCTCAAATAACTGTCTACCAATGCCATGCAGTGTTCCCTGCGTTCGGGCTCCCATCGGTATTCAATCGACATAAAACCAACAAATTCGATAAGTAACGAGCGCTTTTTTTCGGTCGCGCTTGGCTTTGGCTTTTGTTCTGGGAGGATTCCGCCAAGCCAGCGATATTCGGTCGGTGCTTTAGTCGTCACTCGTCTTCGTTCTACGTCGAGTCTTCCGCATCTTTCTTTTCGCAAGTCTCGGCAAGTGGATGAAACGGATGTTTGTCTTCCCCTGACTACCGGCGCCAGTCTTTGCACCGACCACCATTCGTGACTGGTCCCTAGGACATACTTAACCCTGTCTTGCAGTACTTTCATGTGCTCACAGGCATAGTGCGGGTCAGTACTGAGTGGCGTCGAGTCCCTGCTTGTTTCTTCTTCCTCTGGCTCTGGCGGTTTGCGGCGCGGCCGTTCTTTGGCACGTTCCGGAATAGATGCAAACAGATTCTTTTGCGCTGGTTTGGGTTTAGTCATAGGTCAAAAGCCTCGCGGCATCTTGAGGAGCACCAATCCATTCTGAGCGGCTTGTCGCATTCGCATTCGACGGCCATAACCGTTTCGCATTGTTGGCAGATGTGGTTGTGCGGTCCTGTATCCTCCAAGAAATTTTCAATGGCGTTCTGAATCTCCTCTGCCAGTTGTTCCAGTTTTTCTTTCTTGCCGTCCGGCAGAAAATACTCTGCTAGGTCGTAACATTTCTGGTCGTGGCTCATCTCAATTCCACCTAATCCGGTCGTGATGCAAGGCGGAGTGTCCGCTCTTACAACCAAACGTGGTGCAGTCCAGGCAGTCACAGTGTCTTTTGCCGTGTATCCAGTGGCCGTCTTCCCAAGAAACCTGATGGCCTTCTTCGCACACTCCGCAAAGAGCCGGATGCTCGGTATATACCGCTTCGATCTTGCCTTCGCCGTCCCGTTCTACGTGGACCTTGCCGCCTTGCCGTTCGAATACCTGAATGCGCCGTTCTACGTGCGCTTGCACGCCATACAAAAATTCGTGGCCTTCCTTGTTAAAATACGTGTCGGTGTGCCGGCGGGAGCGCAAGGGTTTCCGCGGCTTCTTCACTCGGACAGGTTTTGGAAAGTAAAGCATTACTCCCCCTTCCCTGCCCAATTCCGTATGGCCTCTTTGGGCAGGTCTGCGAAGCAACTATTCAAAAACTCTACCAGGTCTTCGCTCGTTTTTAGTCCAGCGGCGCTCGCTATATGGCCTACAGTTTCGCACCAGGAGTCCGCCAGAGACCTTGGAACGCGATACCGAAGGATTGTGTCAGGTTCCGTGTTTCGTGCCTTCCTAGAGGCTGCGTAGGCCGATAGCGTCGGTCCCTGGCCCATTTTAGTGATGGCTTCCTCGGTCCATCCTTGCTCGCGTTTGTGGTGAATGGCTTCTATCTTGCGTTTGAGTGCTGCTTTGGTGGCTGCGGTGGCTCTGGCCAGTATCTCCGCTTCGCGGTCTATGTGATCGGGAGCGCAAGCGTAGGCAACGGACACAATCGCGCTCCAGGCGCTACCATGCGCCGCGATGTAGGCTTGCATGGAGTTTGGTGTCATGGCTGAAACAGGTTTCCGGCCGCACCTGGCTCGCGGTCGCGGTTGAGGATCGGCACTTTGTTGTGCTCAAATTCGACGCGGCCTATGCGCTTTAGCCCGGTGATGTTGGTGTATTGGCCTTTGGTCTGAAAGAATACTTCTGCTTCTTTGCCTTTGCCTTTGTCCAGATAGCCGTATATATCCTTATCCCAACATCCGGCTTCGCGTTTGGCGCCTTCGGGCGTTTTGATGGTGACCATTGCAAAAGACTTCTCGCCTTTGAGCGTAACGAATACGCGCTCAATGGTTCCTTTTACGATGAACGGCTCGGCGCCGGGGCTCTGTGATTTCCCGGCGCTGGCCGTTGTGGTTTTAGGGGTCTCCTTTCGTTCAGTCTTTCCCTTCGGGGGAAGGTCTTTGGGGAAAATCTCTACAATGCGATAGTTCAACTGTTTGCCCATCGCGTGAATGGTCGAAACGTCGGTCGGCAGGATGTGCCACCAATCGTCTTTCCATGTGGCAGTGCAATGCTTCTGAATTAGTTCAACTAGGTCGCCAATGTCGCCGCGTATGATCGTGCCTTGATCGGCGCTGTGGACTAACTCTATGGTTCCACGCGGTTTAGCTTCTTCATGCTTGCTGTCAAGTGGCGCAACTTGCGGCGGTTCCTGTTTTATGTCCATCTTGGTCTCTGCCAATTCCTTGTCGGCTGCTTCGACGCGCGCAAGCGCTGCCTCGGCCATCTTTGCTTTGTCTGAGCCCGGTTCGTGGCCGTGCCCAAGTTTCTCGTCCAGTACTTCCGCTTGACGCGCTTTGCCAAGCTGTCTGTTGGCTTCGTAGGTGACTGCTCTCCCTGATGCCGTGAATCCGTTGGCGTCGGTGATGATTCGGCCTTCTGGTGTGTATTCCTGATCTGCCTGAACCATTTCAGCGTCGGTGTAAATATCGGACAGGTCGGGATAGCCTTTCCTGATCGCTAGAGCTTCGGCACACTTGGCGAGCATGTGACGCGGCATGCGATTGTAGAAGTCTGCTTTTGTTTCGCTCAGGTCTCGCGGTGCAAACTCATCCCAGTAAGCTACTCCAACGATGGGATGCTCCAAACCCTTCTTCCAAAGGCGCACGGTGGCGCTCTCTGGTATCGGTCTTCCGGCTGGAGTCTTAGTACCAGACATTACAAACGTCGGCTCATCGGCTCCGCCAAAGTCCCTGTGGTGCCGTCCAGCGAGCGCGCGCAACCCGTCAATCCCCATCTGAATAGTCATCTGGCGCCCGGCAATCCAGATTCCTTTTTCGTCCTGGTGATGTTTCGAAACGTTGCGGAACACGGCGTAAATCTGTTTAGTGATCGGGTCGAGCTTGTGTTTCTTGCAGGTCCATAGGAACAAAGCAAACTCGTCGTTATCGGCGCCCTTGCACACTGTACGCTTCAATAGTTCAATCTCATCACTGCTAAGCTGCCGTTCGCGGTTCCGTTGGACGATTACCGGACGTGGCAAGGAGACCGTTGGAACGATTGCCGTTGTATTAAAACGGCGTTGGTTCTTCCGGCTCACTGGTTTCGAACGTCTTACGATCTTTCTTTTCGTCTTCGGCATCGGGCTCCTCAATTCGTGTGCAACGGAAAGCTGGTTTGATCTGCTTGAGAAAGTGTGAACCTTTAGACTCGGCTTTTTGGAATGCTTCCCAGTCTGCGGCCGTAAACGGCGTGTAGGGGTACACCCGTTCTTTTTCTCCGGCCTTCTTCGACGCAAAGGCGAGTTCCAGCGTTTTGGTCGTGGCGTTATACGCTACTCCGCATAGGCCGGTCTTACTGGTGATTGGTGTCCGGTTCATATTCTGTCCTCGTCCCATGCGCGGATACCTGGGACGGTAAGCTGCATGGCTTTCGAACTTTTTGTTTCGCGTGCTTGTCTGCTCAATTCCTGGTCGTTGCCCATGATGTACTTCCGCAAGTCGGTGCGTCCGCCAATATAGGCTTTCAGTACCGCGTCGAAGTCCGTAAACTCTGCGAAGTACTGAACACGTCCGCGAGTGCCGGCAATCTTCGGCGTGTTGGCTTGCACCTTTACATCTTGAACGTTGGCGGCCATTGCTGCCGCGTCTCTTGCTGCCTGTTCTTTCTGTTCGCGTTCGCGCTGCTCGGATTCCTTACGCATCTTCTCCGCTTCGCGCTTGTTCAAGTCTCCGGCCTTCTGCGCTTCCTTGATTTCCTTTTCGCGTTTCTTGCGATCTGCTTCGGCTTGCGCTTCTTGCTGCTTGCGGAGTTCGGCGGCATCGGCTTCGGCTTGGCGGCGGCGATCTTCATTAATGCGGCGCTCCTCCGCTTCGGCTGCGAGTCGTTCCTGGCGCTTAAAGTCTGCCATCGGAGTAGAAACCATATTGCGAATCTCCTCCGCACCATTCAAATACTTCTGCATCTCCTGGCGGACACTCTCAAGATTGCGGCGCGCAAACTCGACAAACGGGTTTAGCTTGTTTTTCACGTCCTTTTGATAGTTGGTGATCGTGGTGAGTAGTCGTCCGGCTTTCTCGTAGTCGTCCGGCGTCTTGACCATGATTCCTTTGGCTTCTTCGCGGAGTGTGGCAAGTCCCGTTTCGAGCGGTTGCGTCTCCGTTTTTGCAATCTGCGTTTCCATACTTCCTCCCGATTTATAAAAATTCTTCGCGTAACTGGTATGTCTTGCGTTTCCCGCGTGGTCCGCGTTTCGCCCATCCGTGTAGGATTACTTCGCCTCCGGAGTCCTTCCACGTTTGCAACTCTGGAATGGCCAGCAATTTATCCTTGTGTTTCGCAAAGTCTGTACTGCAACACTGAACAAGAGCGATCTGCCCCGGCTGGTGGTCACCGTCCAACTGTCTGCATGCCAGTAAATCTCCAATTCCAAAGGCGTCTATGCGTTTCCCGAATGGCATATTCGGATGCTTGATAAACTTCTCCACTATACAAACGGTCCACCCGTTATCTCGCAAGTGTTTCAGGCTGCGTTGTACGGGTTTCGACGCCATTTCAAGTCATCCAAAGAACTGCGGCAACTACGGCTAGGGTTATTACGACCTTCACGGCGAACCAGGCGAGCGCTTTAACGAGTTTCACATTGGCGGCGCGGTCCTGCTTCCGTTCGCGAGCGTAGAATGCGCGCATCGCGTCCTGTTCGCGCTGATCTTCAATGTCCAGCGCTTTGATGCAGACTTCTACATCCTGACGGCTCGGTACGTTCAAACTAGGCTTCACGTTTCCTCCGAAGGATTGGGCGGATGACTGCAAATACTAAACCAGCAAACAGAAAAGCGATTGTGGAAGATTCTGGCGTTGTAATAGGAACGTCGCCAAAGTCGATGGATGTGGGAGTGATCGAGACCGTCACATTGGGATTTATCGCTATGCGGGATTGCGTCCACACAACTGGCTCCGCTTTCTCGTCGGTTATTTCAGTTGGTCCACCTGGCCAAACGTAAAGCCCGATAGCTTTGAGTACTGCATTGATTGAAAGCTGTAGGGAGTCGGCGTTCGCGGCTATCTGCGCGTTTAACAGGTTTCCGGCCAGGTCTAGGTCAACGCCTGGGGCGAGCGGTAACACGGTGCTCGCGTCCAGTTCTGCGGCAACCTGCGTGATTGTGTCTGCGTGTGCTGTGGCCGCACAAAAGAAAGCTGCGGCGATTGCTAGGTTACGTAGTTGCATTTTTGTTTGCCTCCTCATAGGCTCGGCGTAATAAAATCTGTAACGGATCGGTCTCTGCTGCGTGTTCCCTGCATCCGCACTCACCGTCAATCTGGATTCCTTCCACTTCAATGCTGCGGTCATGCTCGCATCCGTTTTTGCTGTGGTCGCTAATCGGGTGGAAGCACTCTCCACATTCAACTGGTTCCTGCTCGCGCGTTTTCCAGTTGAGGTATTCGGTCGGGTCTTGCTTGCGTTCCAGTGCTAGTTCTACTGCTCTGTCGTAGCTCATATTTCCCCCTCAATTCCTGCATGGTACGCTGATTTGCGGACAAGTCAAGTTAAATCTTGCTTGCGTGTCCGCTTATTTGCGTGTATAAAACTCCTATGGATGAATCTCAAGTGCTGGCCAGACTGACTAAGTACTCTAAGCGTTACAAGAACATTCGCGAGGCTGCGGCATCTCTCGGCATCTCTAAAACGTACATGGGTGATATTCTGCGCGGCCGTCGGCCGGTTCCGGATTCAGTCTTGGCCGCTATCGGTTTGGAGCGCGTTACCGGATACCGGCGCGTTGTCGCCTACAAGTCTGCGGATTGAATTGTTTGAGGAGTAGGTACGCGCCTCCAGCGTAGCAATGTGAAACACACGGCCGGGCTGCTCTCCCTGATCGGCGTATGGTGCGGTCAATGATTCAATCTTCCAATAGTTCTTGGTCCGGCCTAGAACGCGGCCGGTAAATTCATGCTGGCGGCCGGAGTTCGTAAAGCGTGCTATCACTAGGTCGCCCGTTTGGTAGTGGTCCAAGGTCGGATGCATCTCTTTGCGTACTTCACCTGCGAGCGTGCTTCTGCTTATCACTGGCGTATTCTCCTCTCGTCTAAATTCTCCGAATAGGGTTTCCCCTAGGCGTTTCATTGCTGCTTGGCGTGCGCGTTTGGACATATGACCGGAGGGCGATGATAGTGCTATCGCGTCTCCGGTCGAGAATGGTTTGCGGTCATTCATTGGCTAACTTTTCTTCGGTTCCGGTGAATCCTTTGCAATGGGTATCAATGAACTGTGATTTGTCATGGTTGAGTTCGATTAGGTCGTTTATAACGCGGCGCTGCTGTTTAATGCGTATGCCGAGCAGTGAGACAACGATAAGCAAAATAATGAGCATGGCTCGCATGTGGTTAGGCTCGCATCCTTTCTCTGATTTCTGGCTTGGCGTACCATTCGCGGCAAATGGCCGCGTAGGTTTGGCAGCATAGGCAGTACTGCTCCTCTGGCAATTTCATCTCCACGCAGTCGGTGCCAGCGTCGGCTGCATCGCAAGTGTCGGGCACGTCTACCGGCCAACGTGCTTCGAAAAACTCCGCGAATATCTGGGTACGGTGTGACCGGAGTTGCGCGATCGTCTCCGCTGCGGTCAAGTTGTTGCTAGTCAGTACTTCGGGCTCGGTCGTGATTTCGTTTTTCATGATTTCCTCTCATAGAACCAAACAGCGTAAGTACGAGAAACGACGCCATATTCGCAAGCCATTCCTACCATTGCGCGGCCATCTGGGTTATATCCTGCCTGTTCTACGTCTGCGCGAACAAAGGAAAGTAATTCTTGCTCTGAGTCCACGCGCTTGCTCGCCAAAACATTCATGTAAAGCCCTGCCATGGCGTTTATTGGGTTACAGAAACGCGGTTTTTCTTCATAAGAAAGTGTTGGTTTGAATGGCATGGGCGTTAGTCCTTCCTCTGGCAGTCTTCGAGATATTGGGCGTGATTGTAGTCGAGTGCGCTTGACAAGTCTTCGGCTTCTGGGTCGTCATGGTCGTCTAACCTGTGGCCGTGGTCCTGAATGTTGGTCAGTTCGGTCCATAGGTGCGTCTGTACGTGGTTTGTAAACGCTTCGGCTATTTCGCTTGGGGTTGCGTCGGGTAACAGTTTGCGGAGCGCTGACTGTGCGAGTGTTAGCGCGTCGTCAAGTATTGCGAGCGTGCGGTCATCATCGCGGAGTGTCATGTTATACCTTCCCTTCTGCGGCCGCGATTGCGGCGCGTGCTTGTTCCAGCGTCAATCCTTCGGCGCCGTGCCAGTCCGGTATTCCAATGCCTTCTAACTGTTGAATTAAATCCAGCATGGCGGCTAGCAGGTCCGGCGCCGCTGCGATTAGGCGCGCGTTGGCTTCGCTGTTGCCGTATGGATAGTTGTCCACTCTGGCTATAACGCGGCCGTCTTTGATCTGACCGGCGCCTACCCATCCCGTACCAGCAAACCACGGTCCTGGCGTGTGTTGTGTGTTCATGGCGTTTTCCATTTCGAAGGAAGGGGAGAGAAAAACTCTCCCCAGTCCTTAGAAAGTGGCCTCCATTAGCTTACCGGCGGCGCGATCTAGTTCTGTCCGGCCATCGGCGTATTTGATCGTCTGAGAAAAGCGCGTGAGACCTTGCACCATTCCCCAAACGGTGTTACGTGGTCCGTCCTGGGCAACGTTGACGGCATCATAACCCGCGTCTATGGCTTTGCGGGTCAGTCCAGGGATACGCTTCCCAAAGAGCGCGTCAAGTACTTGCTCTTTGTTGGCGCCAATGATGCGCGTTTTGGAAGCTGCGATTTGTGCTTCAAGGTCCGAGGTTGATTCTTCGGCGTACCGGCGGACGGCGGCAAAGTAATGTGACCATTTGCTGCGAGCGTTTCCAACGTGGCGTACGCTGATTTCTACGACCTTGGACGCGCCCCATATGATGTGATTCCCGCACATTTCGCGGTACAGGAAGCGGGTTAACTTGAGTGCTGAGGCTCCAACTTCGGAGTTTTGCACGATTACACCTTTGTAAACGGCGCCGTCGCTGCCGCGTTCGGTTACGGTCAAGTCTGAATTGCGAAGGAAGGCGAACATATCATGATCGGAAGCGTACAGGGCTGGAAAGTCGTCCTCTTTGCAGCGAATATCCGGCATGGCCGGTGCCCATCCCTGCGATTCCAATCCCAAGAGCCGTTCGGCTACTTCATAATTCCAAATGCGCGAATAGTCGTCGGTCACAATCGAACGGAGTAGCAGTCCGCCGTTCTCGTGGAACATCAAATTGGCTACTGCGTTGGCGGCGCCATTCTGCAAGCGTGCGGCCAGTCCGTAGTTAAGGTTCTGGCAAGCGAGGGTAGCGGGGAGTTCGCGCAAGTAGGATGCCGGTGCTTCGAGTCGGGCGCAAAGCTGGCCAAACGCCCAATGCGTGAGCTTCGCGGGTACTCCGGCCTTGCCTACCAGTTGCACATCACCGTCCACGTTCTCAACGCGCAAGTCTGCGAAGGGCATGCGCTTTTCTTTGGCAATGTCAGCGTAGTGCTTGGTTGCGTCGTACAGCGATTGCAAGTCGGCGAAGCGTTCATCTGCTGGCCGTGTGCTCCATTGTTTATTTGCTGCAAAGAGTTCCATTTGCTTTATCCTTTTGCCCGACCGTGAGTTGGCTCTCCACTGTGGGCGATTGACCGTTAGGCGGTCAGGGATTGGAGCGTTTCTGCTCCGCACCCAAACGGTCTAACTGTTATGTTCTTCGAAGGTATCCCATACGATTTTGCGTTGTGCATCGGCCAGTGTGCGGAGTGTTTGATTCCGCGCGATGGCATCCTGACAGTTGCCGTTGCCACGTTCAGAGCGGATGTGGGAAGCGGCGCGTTGTAAAATGTTGATTGCCCGTGTATAGGTTTCGTAGTCCATTTTTAACTCCTTCCCAGTCTCGAAGCGATAACGCGAACAAACGAAACAAAGATAACGAGAATCACCAATGCCGGAGCGTTGGCGTCTAGCATGCGGCTAATTGCTTGGGCGGCGGTCTGTAGGGCGTCCATGGTTACGCCTTCCTTTCCAGGTCAACGCGAGTAATACCGGCGTCGAACGGTTGCGGATCGGTGCGGTAGCAATTCTGAAAAGCGGTTGCGTGCCATTCCAGGTATTCGGAGTATTTCCGAAGTTCAAACCCGTAAATAGCGTGCAAGTCCAGCACGGTCGCATTGCGGGTCTGTCCATCGTCTGATATGCTGACGCGCTTTCCGCCTACGCAATAATCGTTAGAGTTAAAAGCGCGCGAAATGAAGCGGACAACATTAGGACTGCAAACGTGTCCGTGATAACCACATTGTTGGCGGTCCATTAGAACACCACATCCTGCTTGGCAGTCTTCGGGAATCCAGGGCGGGAAAACGGCCGGTCAAATGATGGAACGTGGCGCGGTGTCGGCTTGGGCAGTTCCGCAATAATGTCCATGATGGACACCTGCTCGCCACGCATTGCGCGGTCATAGGTGGAGTCTTTCGGCGGTGGCAGTGGTTTAACCGGCTTTACCGGCGAGGGGAATTTAGAATCGGGGAACGTGTAAGTTTTCGGCGGTTCGGGAGTCTCGCGTACCAGTTCACAATTCTCGTCAAGCGTGAAAGTCTCAATCGTGGCTTCGGGGGAAAACTTCTCAATCTGCCGGTTAACATGCACGGCGGTTGAGTGGTCCAGCAATTCGGCTTCGTCGGTGTCTTCTTCACCGGCATACGGGATATTTTCCGGCGTGGCGTCGGGCTCTGGCAGTTCAAGCGGCGCGGTGGGCGTCGGGACGCGCACGTACTGTTTTGAGATGTGGGCGTCAATCACATTTCCGCGAATGTCCACCGCTTCCGTCTGCGATACGTGGAATACGGTCACAGTCCAGGGACGGCGCTCCTCACGGCCGTTCTTGCCAGTCTTGGTGATAAAGGTGAGACACTTCACGCCATGTTCACCTTTGCGAACCTGGCGGCCGTTCGCCTTCCATGCGTTGTACGAGAATACGTTAACGCGGGGAATGATCTGATCTTCTGGGATTCCCTTCGCCATAAAGCCGCGAATGATCGGCGCATAATTCGAAAGGGATTGACCGGATACTGCGCGGGTGAGTGCTTCTTGCTGGATTGCTGCTGAGGTGGCCATTTCTGCTCCTGTGCCCTACCGTAGCTTGGCTGCTCACTGTGGGCTTGTTTGTTGCGTTTTGCTACTGTACTGCCTTCTTACAAGTAAAGAGCTTGCGTTTGAGAATTTCGATTGCTCGGCTAAGTGCTTGCCATTCTTGATGCTTCCATCCGTCGCCAATACCGGCTTGAATCTCTACTCCCGCGGAGATTAAAGCTAGAATTTGAGCTCTTGTTAATTCAATTTGCATTGTGGTCCCATTTGGCATCATTCTTTCCGGCGGCATATCCCTTGGCATAGTCAAATGCGCCAAACGGTTTCGTGGCCGATGGGGCGTCTATGTAGCGTTGTTCTCTGCCTGCGTATCCATCTTGATAGCCGGAACGATAACTGAGGGAAACACGTTCTAGTGTTTTATTACTTATCACTGGCGAGCCTCTCCTGCCTACTGAGCCCTTGCGTCGGGCATCCGTGGCAAGAGCAACAGTACGCTAAACTGCGGACAACGTCAAGCAAATTCGTATGAGTAAACGAAATTAATTTAAGTTTGTGAGTACTGATGCTAGAATCGCGGCATATGAAGGGCGGGAAAAAGACTTATGTCCGTTCTGATGCTCAAAGAAGATTTGAGGTCTTCGCCCGTCAATACGTCATTCATAACTTCGACGGTCCTAGGGCTGCTATTGCTGCTGGATACTCTCCTAAGACTGCTGGCGTCACTGCTTCTCAACTTCTAACAAAGCCTAAGATTAAGGGGCTGATCGCCAAGTTTTCAGCCCCAGCAATAAAAAAACACGACATTTCGATTGAAAGAACGTTAGAAGAAATTGCGCGTTGCGCGTTCATTGATCCCAGGAAGTTATTCCGGGCTGACGGTTCACTGCTGCCGGTCCAGGAACTAGACGCTGATACGGCCGCATGTATTGCGGGGATTGAACAAACGGGCAAGCGTACGAAGCGCGTCAAGCTGACTGACAAGCTGCGCGCGCTAGATATGTTGGGACGGTTTCATAAGATATTCGCTGAGGATCGGACTACAGTTGATATGGGCGTGCGCGTGATTGTTGTGGATGCTCCCAGGCCACCGCGTCTAGTAGGCTCCGGTCCTGCTACGGCGTCGAACGGTAACGGACATAATGGGAATGGCCACCATAACGGAAACGGCCATAAGCCCGACCAGGATGGCGACGAATAGCGTATTACTGCGGTCCTACCACTGTCTTACAATCCCAGTGTCTTACGCGAGCGCGACAATATACTTGCACCTATTGTCTTACCGGGGTAAGATGCTGCCCGATGGAAACCGTAACGATACGAGTATTCGAAACTGATTTAATAGCGTGGAAGCGCAAGTCGAATCTTCGCGGGTTGTCGGTGTCAGAATGGATTCGGCGCCAGTGCAATGAAGCACAAACTATTTCGGAGCAGGTAAACGGTCCCGGTCCGGAGAGTGAGCGAAGCAATGGAAGTGAGACTAATCAAAACGTGTCACGGGCTCCGCGAGATTCGTCTACTCGACGGCGCGTTGCTTCCGCCGGACGGCGGAGTAGTCCACCAGGAACATACAGCTACCCAAGGCGAGTTGATTCCAGTCCGGTTGAGGATGGGAATAGGGGATCAGTTGAGACAACTACTGCGGTCGTCGTTCCTTCCGTGGTGGCAGAATCCGTTCCAGTCCAAAAAGTAATCCATACGGCCACATCTAACCGGCTAACCTGCCTTTGTAATACCTGCACGCTTTACCGCAAGAATAATTCCCTGCCTATAGGCGGGTTGCCTAAGAAAGAAAAGGCGCGATGACTGACGATGAAAGAAAAGTGTGGTTAGAAAATCTGCGTAGCGATCTATGGCAATTAATCGCGGGAGTAGAACTAACCCAAGCCGAGGGCGAAGTACTGATTCAAGAGATACGTTTGAGAATGAGGCGGCCGTGAGCGATCTAGACCTGGATCAGCTTGTTCATACTCCCGAAGGCCGGTTAATGCTGGAAGTCCTGCAAGGCCGTCGGCTGCCACTAATGGTGTGCATTCAGGATAGGGGCGAAGTCGTGTTCTGGTATCCGCCGAAAATCCTCAATAACCTAATGACCGATGGTGAGCGTTTGATTGAGTGGACTAGGTTGCTTGAGGAGCATGCGGCGCGGATGCTGGATCAGGTTCCCAAACAATGAAGTGGAAGCATTGTTCTCGCTGTGATGCGGTGCGCGGTCCGTGTAATCCTGTCAAAACTGGGTGGCGTCGTGGTCCTATTGGCGGGAAAGTGTATACGTTATGTCCTGAATGCACGGCGGCGCTGCTCAAGCTGTTTAGGCTCCAGCGATGAAACGTGTAGCGGTATGGCTTGCCTACTCTTTAGGCGTGGTAACAGGTTTCGGTGCTGGAGTATGCTTCGCGTCCTGGATGCTGAATCAATGGTGAGAGTATGAAGCGTAGCGCAACTGGCGAGCGGTTATGGCGTGAGTTTCGGGTGCGGGTAGTTATTCCAGGCACGAAGGATATAGTCTGGCGTTTGCATCCGCCGGCGAAGCGGGGATACTCTGCGGCCGATCTCGATAAGATGCTCGACCAGGTTGCGGAGTATTTAGAGAAACGGTTTCCTTCGATAGAGTTTCGTATGGTGGAACTGGCGCCGAATGTCTGTAATTTTATTTATGCTGGAAGGAAGGCAGGTACAGGCAATGCGAACCGAGGAGCAGCGCAAGTACATGCGGGAATACATGCGTCGCTGGTTATCGCTACCGAAGAACTACGCCAAGCACCGAGCCCACTACTGCTCTATACCGAATGAGGTTAGGGCAGCGTATCAAGAAAAATGGCGATTAAAAAATCTGGCGAAAGCGGCTGCCCAGGCAAAACTGCATAGGGCTGTGGAATCTGGGAGACTTGTCCGACCTGAGAAGTGCGAGCGCTGCGGAAAGATTTGCAAACCGCAAGCACACCATCCAAACTACAAACGCGCGCTGAGAGTTGAATGGCTTTGCTCCTTATGTCATGGGTGCGAAAGAAGGAAATAGAATGTCAGAACCAGTCAAGAATCCTTGTCCGAGTAATGCGGTGGCTTCGGAGATTGCGCGGGAAGTGTGCGCGAAGTCCGGCCATTCGATAGCGTCACTTTCGAACGGTCATCAAGTCGGGCCGCAAGGTATAGTTCCAATGGCCATAACCGTCTGCACCAAGTGCGGTATTGGGTTGAATGAGATACGCGAGGGAACTGACCGGGCATTCAATATGGCGGTCGCCGAAGGCGTCAAGCAAGCGGTGGCTGCGTTGCATCCTCCTCCGATGCCGGTGCCCGATGCTAAAGTACCAGTTACGGAACCGGCTTAATCTGATATTCTCCCGTTGTTTGCTGAAGTTCAACGGGGATAGACAATCGTTCGGGGGGTTAGTTTGGGACGTTGCAGACTGCATGCCCTAGGTGGTTTGACCATCGCGTGCTTTCCATGTTCCTCTGAGGGCTAATCTCCTGAGCGGTTTTTCTGGTAGTATCCTGCCGTGAGTCCTGCCGCAATCTCTGAACCTGTAGACGACGGTCAACGTAGTACTTCTTCGTTTTATCAACCGTGGCCACATCAAATTGCTTTTCACTGCTCTCCGGCAAAGTATCGGTTACAGGTCGGCGGGTTTGGTTCTGGCAAGTCGCGGCCGCTGTTGATGGAAGCAATCTTTCACTGCTTAGAGTATCCTGGCTCGAATAGCATCCTCCTGCGTAAGACAATTCCTGATCTAAAACGGACGGTGATCGACAAGTTTCTGGCGGATGTGCCGCGCTGGATGTACCAGTTCTACCATCAAGGCGACCACATTGTTTATTTCCATCCGCAACCGGAATTGGACGGGAAGGGCAAGCCAACTGGTAAGATGCTGCAAAGCAAGTTGTTTTTTGGGGCATGCGAGCGCGAGGCGGATGTAGGCAAATATCTTTCGACGGAGTACGTCTTTATCGGGTTTGAGGAGTTGGGAGAGTTTTCATTTGCCATTTGGGATGCGTTGGCTGGCCGCAATCGCTGCCCGATCCCTGGAACACGTCCAACGATGGGCGGCGCCACTAACCCGATGGGTGTTGGCTGGTCATGGATTAAGAAGCTGTGGAAGGATAAAAAACCGTTTCAAGGAATGGATGCGGAGAAATACGACGCTGCGGACTATGAGTACTTTCATTCGACGGTGGACAATAACCCGCTGTACGCGAACAACAAGGAATATATAGCGCAACTGGAACGGTCACCGCTGCGGGATAAAATCCGCTGGGGCAAAATGGATTCGGTTTCCGGTCAATTCTTCGAGAACTGGGAGCCGGTCAGACATTGTAGAGCAGCGAGCGATTTCACTTTCGAGGACTGGCAACCGGTTTGGGTGGGATGGGACTACGGTTTCGGCCACTATGCCGGAATTGTTTTTTTCACTAAAGCGATTCTGAAACCTAATCTCAAGTTTGGATGGGACAAGCCACGGCGGGTCAATGTGGCCATTAAAGAGTTGGTTATGTCCGGTGCTGCCGATGGCCAATCGCAAGGCGCTACTCCGGAGGAGCAAGCTAAAGCGCTGATTGCGTGCATCCCGCGAGTACAGATGCGGTCGCATAAAACCGGAGAAGATTTTGAAATGGAAGATACCTTCTCGTATGAGGAGCAGGAACGGGACAACGAGTACGGGTATAAGTGGGATGTGGACTCGATCCACTTTTCCTGGGAAAGATTTAATAGGACGGTGAGTAATCGCACGGTGGCCGATGAAGTTGGGGAATTATTGCAGCGTGCGGGTTTGCCTTTGCCTACACGGTCAAACACGGATCGAGTGGCCGGATGGCAAAAGATTTATGATTTGCTGGACACCGATGAGTTCTTTGTATTACAAAACGAGTGCCCAACATTGGCCGAAGCGATACCCTTGTTAGTGAGAGGCGATGGGATAACCTGTTCGGCTGAGGATGTGGTCAAGCCAAAAGGACTAAGTTTGAATGACGATATTGCCGAAGCGTGCCGGTACGGGATTGCGGGAACATTGTTAGATGCTTCCGATGTTCCTGAGTCGGTCAAGCTGCGCGAAAGATTACAGGCAATTAAAGACCCCATGGCCAGAGCAGCAGCAGCGTATAGGGATTACAACTTGAAACAAGCAGCGCTCAAGAGACCGCCAAAGCCTATATCGGTTCCAAGCTGGTACAACAAATTGAGGCCGCAATGAAGAACATCAGGCAAGAGGTAACGTTTGATTGCGGCTGCCGTTTTGTGAATGGCGGTGCCGTTGCACTCTGCGAGCGTGGGCGGGTTGAAGGTGGGTGCCTAGTCCATTTGGATGACTTGGACCTAGCACGCGAACGTGCGCGCTTGTCCGTGCTGGAGCTAACCGAAAAAGATGTGAGACTTCTGCGAGCCATGAAGATTGAGGCGCCCTAGATGACCTGGTATCGTTCAAAATATGTCCAGTTTCTTGAATCGGAATTGGACGCTATGCGTAAGCGGCATGCCGAGGACGTAGCAACCTTAAAAAATCTTCACGCCGAAGAAATGAATCGGTGTATTGTAGAGGCCAATCGGGGATGGGCGGAAGCGGATCGCTTGCGGCAATTCCTGATTCCAGGTATTCCTCAAACTGTCCGCACGGCTCCTGAACCACAAGCAGATAATTCTCCCGTCGAAGAAAAGGAACTGGAGCACGGCACTCCGTACCAACGGTTGCTCGCGAAACGGCAGAAAGAAATTCAGGCGGCCTACGAGCAAGCCGAAGCAAAAGAAAAGATCAGGTTCGAAGCAGCAAAAGCAGCAGAGGCGGCTACAGCGCCGTCCTAGGAGAAAACGAAATGGGAGTTTACGCAAACGACGGAACGCCTCACCACTCAATGAGCCGGGCACGGATGCACGAAGAGACACAAGCCAGTAAGCCTAAAGCAATGCCCGACAAGAAACCGACGGACGGAGTGCAAAAAGAATCTTCCTCCGAATCGATTGAGGATGTGGTAGGCAAGCACGGTCCAGCGCACGAAATGCACTACACTCACGACAAGGCCAGCAATAAGCATAAAGTTAATTCCAAGCACGGCGAAGAAGGCCACGAACACAATTCGGAGCACGATACTCCTGAAGATGCCATGGACCACATGCACAAGGCCGCCGGCGCGCAGGACGACGAAGAGAATGAGGACGAAGAGTTTGGCGAGGAAGCTGGCGAAGAAATGCCGGAAATGCAGCAAGCCTCATCCGGTCGTCACGGCCACATCCCAGGACTATAAATGCCGGCAAAAGAAATCATGCCGCTATTCCGAGCAGGGAAACTCCATTCGGGGAGCGGCGGCATTGTGAAGAAACCCAAACAAGCAAAAGCAATTTTGCTTTCTTATCTCCGCAAGGAAGGCCACGACATTCCCGAAAAGAAATCAACCGGATTCCATAGCAAGAAGGCGAGGTAGGAATGATTCGAATTGATGCTGGCGGTAGCATGCTGACGGAAGGAATCTCCGAACTTGCCTTGCAAGAACTAAAGGCAGTCAACGAGGAAAACTATCCTAAGCCTTGGGAAGTGATTCTATATCCGGAACACATGCAACTCATGGCCAGATTGAAACAACTTGTTTTCCTTCCCACTGATTCTCAAGTTAAATATAACTACCCGCGTGTCCAGTTTCACGGAATGACCGTCATACAAGACCTGAACTTTTCCAAAGATATGATCGAGATGCGCGATGCCAGGGGAAAATCTCTCGCGGTGATCGTGAATCTTTCTTTGCCGTCTTATGGATAAAATATCGAAAGAGGCGGCAAAGTATACGGCGGTGGCCAAGATGAACCAGCATTGCCGGGATTGCCGACACTTCATCGTGCCGCATTCCTGTGAACGGGTGATCGGAGCTATCGCGGTAGGCGGATGGTGTAAACTCTGGGCCGAGAAACATTCTTTGGCAAGGAAGGTGAAGTGATGCTTGAATCCTGTCCTACATGCGGATATGTCGATCGAGGCGCGGCGCTCCGCGTAGCGCTGGCCGATGCCAAGAAAGAATTTCCAGCTACACTCGACTTTTTCGACTTTGGCGATGGCATTATCACCATGCCGATGCCCGACCCTTCCGGTAACGGCTATCTGACCAAGAGCCTGTCCATCCTGATCGAAGCCGATCCGCTCAATCCGGTTCCCGAAGATAGACTTGGCAAAGTGCTGGCATTTTCTTATCACCTTCGCTTTGGTTCTAGGGGCGAAGAGGTTTACAAAGAAGTTCTGAACGCCGCGCTAAAAGCCTTTGAACGTTTCGAAAAAGAAGCTGTTCGCATTAAAGCGGGAGACCGTTTTCCATCTCCAATAGAAGTGTAACTCGCAGCACAATCGGGTGATTGCGGGGAGTATTGGCAACTGACGTTTTAGAGAAAACAGATGCAACCGACCAGTCTGCCGACCAGTATAAAGCTGGTGTGCTGGCCGGCATTGAATTTGCCGCGGTCGGAGACTTCACCAAGATCGATTTAACTGCCGCTGAAAAGAATGCTTTCAAGGAACTGGTCACTAAGGCCAGCAAGAGAGACTATCCCGCCCGGTTGATCGAAGTCATCCAAGCCTGGGAAGCGGCTCTCTTCTATCGTGGGTTTCAGTTCCTCTTGCCGCGTGTTGGTGGCGGATGGGAAATTCCCGGCGAATCAACCGGCTATGGTCCGTCCATGCAAATGGACTTGTCGCTGCTCCCGACCAACATCTATTCCAGTTACGCGCAAATTATTATTTCCTCCCTGACCCGCGCCGTGCCCAATGTACGTTTCGAACCGCAAGATGCCGACAACGATGCACAGATTACCGCGACGGAAGCGGCCGACAAGTTTGTAAAAGTGGTGGCGCGCAACAATGACCTGACGATGGTCCAGACCGACGCTTGCCGGTATTTCTGGACCGATGGCCGCGCGCTCTACTACACCCGATTCATTAAAGATGGCCAAAGGTTTGGTTGGGAAGAAGACGACGAAAACGACACAATCGTACCGGAAGATGAACCGCCGACCGATGTTGTGGACCAGATGGTAGCCGAAGAGGAGCAAACGGAAGTTGGCGGAGAGGGAGAAGCCAAACAAGAAGTCAAGCAGCGCACTCCGCGAGGCCAGGAAGTCAGAACGGCGCACGGCAAACTGGAAGTCAAACTTACGCCGATGATGGCCAACTGCCTGGAGGAAGTGGACGTATTGCAGTATGAAACCGAAGTCAGTATGTCCCGCGCCAAAGGCACTTTCCCCTGGTGCTCTGACGAAATCAAAAGCGGAGCGAATGGAATTACCGAAGGCGAAATCGCCAAGCTCGCTCGCCAGAACGTCAAGCTGGGCATGCAGTCCACTTATATCACTTCGGACTCGATAGCCGACGATTGCACCATTCAACGCAACTGGTTCCGTCCGAATGTGTTGATGGACGTTAAAGATAAAGATGTGCGCGATAGTTTGCTCGGCAAGTTTCCCGATGGCGCTCTGGTAGTGTATGCCGGCGAGACGCTGTGCTTTGCGCGCAATGAGTCTATGGATGATTCCTGGGCTTTGGGGCAAGCCTATTCCGGCGATGGCCAGAATAGAAATGCCATGGGCACTTCGCTCATGCCGCTACAAAAAAGGCTAAATAACTGGTTGGATTTGATGAATGACTCGTTCGTTAGAGCCATTCCTAAAAAGTGGTTTCACAACAAAGCATTCAGCGCAGAAGCGCTCCGCCAGCAAACCAATCTACCCGGTGACTCTGGAACCTACAAGCCGATACCGGGCATGACCGCGGACCAACTGGTATTCGTAGAACCGGCCGTGCAAATGTCTCCCGCATTGCCGGAGTTTATTAATTCCTACAAGGGCGAATTTGCGGAACTGGTGACTGGAGGGTATCCCGCTCTAGCCGGCGGCGATACCGGAGCCAACGATACCAAAGGCGGAATCGCCATTCAGCGCGATCAGGCGTTAGGGAGAATCGGTCCTACTTGGCACGTCATTCAGAACATGGAAGCGACCGCTTCACGCCAAGCGGTACGGTGGGGAGCGCGGTGCCGCGATAAAAGTATCAATGAACGGATACCCGGCGGCGATGCTATCCGCCTTGAAATCAACGACCTGAAAGCGAATATCCTGTGTTTCCCAGAAGCCAACGAAAGTTTTCCGGAAACGTATGTCCAGAAACAGAATCGGTTGATGGGGCTGCTCGATGGCTCGGCCAAGAATCCTGCTCTGCAGGAAGTGTTCTTTAATGCCGCCAACTTGGTTTTCCTCAAACGTATGGTGGCGCTTGACGAACTCTACATTCCGCAAGTGGCTTCCTTTGAGAAACAGGAAGGCGAAATCGAACTGCTGCTCAAGACTACGCCCGTTCCCAATCCGCAACTGGTTGAGGCCGAACAAAAGATCAATACGCTAAAATCCGATCCGCGCATTGATCCGGCACAGTTGCAGCAAGCCGAAGCGCAACTAGCCGCTGCTCCGCAGCAAATGCTTACTTCCATGCCGGTAGCGGATTATGAGGATCACGACACGGAAGCAATGGCGTGCTGGAAGTATATGAACTCTCCCGAAGGCCGCAAGGCGAAACAAGCCAATCGCAAAGGATTTGAGAACGTGGAATTGCATTGGCAAGCGCACGTAGCCGCCGCTCAAGCAAAGGCTGCTGCTAATGCTCCGCCACCGCCGATGAAGCCTGTAAGCAAGAGTGTGAACTACAAGGATATTCCCGACCCGGCCGAAGCCGATCAGTTGTTGGTCGAAGCGGGAATTAAACCAACGCCCAAACCTCCAGGCGCTTTGACCCCCGCGGCGCATGCCATGCTGCCTGAACCACAACCGCCTGTACCCGTTCAATGAGTTTTGTTGTATAGTCTGCCAATCGGTAAATCGGGAGGAAACTTGAAATGGAAGAAATCGGAACGCTTACAGCCCCTTCGACTGAAATTGCTCCAGTAGAAACGACTCCGGAAGTTGCAACCCCAGAAATTCAAACGGATGAAGGAACTCCGGAAACCGCTACTCCGGAAACTGAAGTCGGAGAGGCTACGGAGGAAGCGTTACCGGGAGACCCTGGCGAAGGTGAGGGAATCGAAACCGATGCGCGCCGGTTCGATCAGCAAACTAAAGACACTATCTCCTCTCTAAAGAATCTTGCCAAGCAGTCCACCGACCCGAAACAAGCCGCTTCGCTCAATGCTGCCGCTAAAGCTCTGGCTCGGTCATTCTTCGGGCGCCAAGCGTATGAAAAAGAATTTCCTACCGTGCAAGCTGCGCGGCAAGCCAAAGCCACGATCGACGCTCTGGGCGGACAGGAAGGCATCACCGACCTGCAAAACAAGGTCAGCGACTACGACGCGGAAAGCGAACAATTTGCCAATGGCGACCGCGAACTGATTGAGAAGTTGAATAGAAGCAACCCGGAAAGCGTAGTCAAAGCCGGCGAAAACATTATCGATATTCTGACCGAAACGCGGAATGCCGCTGCGCTTGACCGTTTGCTGATGAAACCGATCGTCGATCGGATGGATAGCGTCGGATTCGGCAATGCCCTGGTCGGAATTGCCAAGTTGCTTGAAACTGGTAAAGGCCAGGAAGCCTACGACAAGCTGAATGAACTGGGAGACTGGTACACCAAGCTCAAAGGCGAATCGGCAAAATTGGCCAGTACCCGCGTCACCAAAGACCCGCGAGAACAAGAATTTGCCCAACGCGAACAAAAACTGGCGGAACGGGAAAAAGAGACGGAAACGCGGCTCCTGAGCAATGAAGTTACCCGAATCAATAACGGAGCCTTGAGCCGAACTCTCGATCCCTTCTTCAAAGAACTGCGAATGGAGACCGAAGGGCGCAAGGAATTTACCCAACAGGTGATGAACAAAGTTTGGGACAAGATGCGCGAAGACAAAGTGTATATGCGCGATGCAGCCAACATTCGCCGTAAAGGGAATGCGGATGAAACTGCCCGGTTTATCAGCGCCAAGTTTGCCGAATTTCTTCCGGAAGTTTTTAAGAATCACCGCAACCGGCTCTATCCCAATCTCTCGCGGACTGCTCCGGTAACGCCTAAGACTAATGGTCAACCGTCAACCAACGGCAAGCCGGTAGTAAAGGCTGTGACCGCTTTTCCCGGTCAACCGACTAAGGTTGCGGAAGCTCCGGCATTTGAGGATGTGGACTGGACCAAAACTCCCGATAGCCTCTGGTTCACCGGCAAGGCGTATCTCAAGAACGGCAAGTACGTTAGCTACCACTGAGTATAAAAGGGTACAGACATTCTACCTGGGCCATCCATAGACTGATCGGTTAGGAGGAACGAAATGACTGAGAGAAACAATGCTCCACTAAGGATAATCTTTGTCGTGCTGGCGCTTGTGATGTTCGCTATCGCAGGATTCGGATGGCCGGCGCCGGTTGAACCGTACCGCGTCAAATTCATTGGTATCGGTTTGTTTTTTTGGGTATTGTCCACATTCTTCGGATAGAATGAGCGACCGTGAATAAAAAGAAACCACACAACGGCAAAAAGCAACTTGACCGCATCGAGAAAAAAGAAGATAAAGAACTGAAGAAAATCGGGAAGCTGGAGCATGAAGTAGAGGAAATTGAACAGGCTCTCAAAAAGCCTAAGAAGAAAGCCCTTCGGAAAATCAATTATAAACAAGTAGGAGAAAAGCAAATGCCAACCGATTTCTCGATTGTTGCAGGAACTAGCGGAGTCTTTAGCGCTGTATTGACTCCTCCAGGTGGCGCGCAAGCGCCTGGTACGGTGCCGCAATGGGTAGCCAGCGATTCATCCGTTGTGCTCACACCGACTTCTGACGGAATCAAAGTCGAAGCTGCCGTTCCCGCTGGATTTAGCGGAACCACTTTCGACTTGAGCCTTTCCGCCGTGTCGTCCGATTCCGGAGTGGGTACAGTCTCTAAGACCCATACCATTACCGTGAGCGCGGCTCCGCTCACCGCGATTGACTTCGGCCAGGATAGCTAGACTGTCCCGCGCCTATGAATCGGAACCTGCTTCGGACGTTATGACTCCGATGTGGGTTCCGGTTTTTTTATTGACATTCGAATCACATCCCTAGTAGCCTCACAAGCGTTGAGCGATGTACTGGGCGCAAGTCCCAGAAAAAAATAGATACCTTCGCAAAACAATCCAAACGTATATCGGGACGCTGTAATTCTCTGCGATTGACTTCGCTTGAGGATCGCTGACGCTGCGTACTTCGCGTCAAGCTGAAACTGAGGTATACGTGTATGCCAACTTCTCCTCTACAAGAGGCGGCGGTACAAGGCGTCGAAATCGAAGCCTTTGCCAAAGGTATTCCGAATTACGTTTTTAAGGGCCACACTCTTTACAACTTCATCAAGAAAGGCGCAAAGACTTATCCGACTGCAGTCACTACGGCCGCCGGCGGTACTTCCCGTCCAGCATTCCGTATTCCGATCAGGGTTCAATCCGGCGCCGCAATCTTCCAGGCAACCGGAGACGGTGACGCTCTCAACCGCGGCACTGGTTCACTGTGGGTTTCTGGCGACATAACGGTTGTCGGAACATTCGCAGGGAACGAAATTACGTACCTTGCTCGGATCGCCACGCAGGGGCCAAAGCGCGGTCTCATCTCCCTCAAAGCGGAAGAGTTGAAAAACTCCTTCGACTCCTACATGCAGGGACTTGATTCCCAGTTCCTTTCCGATGGCAGCGGCGCAATCGTCCAGATTCCCGCAACCGCAACGGTCAACAACAACACCGGCACAGGCAATTCCACTTCGTCCATCATCGGACTGGGCGGACAAGCAAACCAGTTCCAAGAGCAGCAAGTGGTGCAGTTCTTCGCTGCCGAAGGCGGTTCGCCGCGCTCCGGAACTGCAATCGTGTCCTACGTCGATGGCGCGGCCGATACCGTGTATTTTTCGACCACACTGCCGTCTGGAACCGCTGCTGGCGACTTCGTGATGATTCAGGGCTCGTCCGGGGCGCTCAACTCCGGAATCGCGGGTATCTACACCTATCAGGTGGCCGCAACCACCGGAACGGTGCTGAACCTTTCCCGCGCAACCTATCCAGGGCAACTCTCCACTCCGACAATCAACAAGGGCGGTCAGCCGGTCAATACGACTGACCCGTACAAGGTCCAGATTTTAATTCGCCGCGGCTTGGGCGATGACAATGAACATGCCAAGGACTTCGAATGGGTGATGGGAGCCGATCAGGAATTGGCTATCAGCCAACTCTATACCGGCGTCCTGCAACAGAACTACGTTCCACCGGGCGACAAGGCTTTGGATATGACCAAGCCTTTTATGACCGATCACTGGAACGGCCGGCCAATGCACGTTTCCTACAAGGCCAAACAGGGCAGAATTGACGCGATTTGCCCTGAGACTTGGGGGATTTGCGAAACGGTTGAGCCTTCGCTGTACGACTTTGGAGACGGCGTAACCACCATGCCGGTTCCGGCGAACGACGGTACTGGAACCACAACGTACCGGACCAGTTCGATCTTTTACTACCACTCGTTCCTGAACGTGTTCAATTCGAACATGAAGGCTGCGTGCGTTCTTACGAACTGCGCGGTGCCTTCGGTCACGTCTTAATTTCACTAGGGGCGGCTTAACCGCTGCCCCTATTTCTAAATCGGGGGAAACATGCAAGCTCAAGTAGCTGAAAAGAAATACGTTATTATTCCGCGCGAGAAGTGGGTAGTTATCAAGAAGTTCCTTCGCGGGGAGCAAGTTACCGATGAAGGCGTCATCATTCCTGAAACAAAGGATGATCGCTCGCAAAGAGGAGTCGTTTTTGCACTATCCAACTGCGCGGGACGCGACCGGGAAGGGAATCCGATTCCTTGGGACATTGAGGTAGGCGATGTGGTGATCTTCACCAACTACCCGATGGACATTCCAGCGGTAGAAGAGTTGACCGGCGAAAAGGATTTGGTACTGGTACAGGCCGATGAAGTGTTTGGCAAGGCCGTAGAAGCATGAAGGCGGAAGGCCACGAAAGGCGTCAATGTCCGGCAGAGTTTCAAGACAGATTGACTCGCATGTTTGGCCGGAACCAGTTTGGCGACCCTCATTTCAAAATCGTTTGGGGCCAATCGGAATTTATCCGCATGGGCAACTTGTGGCGCGACCGCTTTGGAAACGAGCACCGCGCTTATCGGGACGTGTATCAGTGCCACGGAACTCCTTGTTGGGTAATCATGCGCTGGAAACAGCCGATGCACTATGGAGACCCGGAAACGTACTACCAGACGACTTGGGACACTTTCAGCGGCATGTATATCCTTGGCGAGTACCCTTGGCGCGGCCGCTACGAAATTGTGCAACCGCTGATGCACCGCGAACTATCCGCAGGACGTTTGGTAACCGAATGGATTCCTTCGCTCAATCCGCATACCGGAATCATGGAAACCGTGCCGGTCAGAAAACGTGTGGACCAGAAACTAATCATCCACCACATGCCGCTTTCGCACATCCTGATCGATTCGCTGATCCCGCTGTTTGTGAAGTTGCAAGCGCTCTCCCGCGACGAATTAAAAGCCATGCACCAAGCGAATCGCAAAGCGCAACAGCGCAAGGAAGTAGAGGAAATGGCCGACGCGATGGAAGCGAATATGCCAGCTTACTTCGGTCCGGTCTCGTATTCGCGGCAAGGCTGCCGCACGTCATTGCTCGATCGCAAGATGGAACAAATCGAAAAAGTTTGGAAACGGGAATTAAAAGCAGGGAAGAGATTCACTAAAGGGTTTCAGGTAGCACACTGAAAAATTCGAATATCGGGAGGAAGTGAAACATGGCTAGTGGATTCGTAACAACAGGATTGCCGCCGAATGCCAGCATTAAAAGAAGCATGAAAATGCAGGTTGGGAGTCTGGACAACGATCTGGAAGCAACAAGTCTGCAGACGCAAGATAACCTGCAAACCAAGCCGCCGCTCTACATTTACAACATCTGCGAACTGTCGCACGTCCGCAATCAACCGCCGGAATTTCCAGGGTTCACCGTCGAACCTTGCCCCAAGGGAGAGAAATTTTCGGTCAAGGTTTTTCAAGGCATTGTCAACGAACGCTACATGAAGCCCGGAACGTCTGAGTTTTATTACAAGCAGGTGGACGGCCGGAAGTACGCAACCAGTTTGCTCAATCCAGACTGCTTTCCAGGGACAGACTTCGAAGCACAGTTGATCGAAGGGCAGACCGGAAACAACGATATGACCGGAATGAACATGAACGCCCTGGGCGTGTTCTGGTCTCCACTCGCTCCGGACGACCCGAAGCTGGAAGCACAGATAAAGAAATTCCGCGCCAGAGTCGATCGCACCATGGATGCCCTGGTCAAAGAAGGCAATCGCCTGAATGCTTCCGGAAAGCTCGGAGACATTTCAGCGATGATGCACTTCGCGATGGATTACTTCGGCCTACAGGCAACTTGGCACATGAGCCACCGTCATAAGACGGAATGCCCGAATTGCGGCGAACTGGTTTTGGAAGGCGTGGCATACCACAAGAACGGAAGCGGCGATGATTGCATTATCGATTACGACCGCTACGCTCAAGTGGTGATGCGGAAGGCTACCGTACAGGAAACGAAACCTGCGCGTACCCGCTCGACACGCTAAACGATCTTTCTAGGGGGGTGCTTGCTTTCCTTGCGGTTACCCGATTCCGCGAGCGCCCGGTACGCGCTCCCCTAAGAAAGTTTGAAAGAGAAAGGCATGAATGCCAAGCATCCCGCAACTCGGTTTTCCGGTCATGGACGAAGTGATGCAACTGGTCCGTTCGCTGGTCAACGATACTTTTCCTGGGATTTTGGGAGCGCAAGGCAGAATCTTCACCAACAACGCGCAATTCACTATTCCGCTGTTTAATTCGGCTTACCGCAAACTGCAACGCAAACTGCGAACCGAAGGCGCGACATTCCCAATCAAGGATAACGTCCAACTGCTGAACCTGACTCCGGTGGTCGCGCAAAATACCAACGTCCAGACCTACGTCGATTTTAACGGCTACTTCGACGGTACGACCATGCACGACACTCCGAAGCTGCCTAGTGATCTTCTGCAGCCGTATGTCGTCGAGGAGCAAACGGTAGGCACTGGATTCCCGTTTGTTCCGATGGCTCAACCGGCCGAAGGGCTCCCGTCGGTGCTGCAAGGCTCCATGCTAGAAATGTGGGAATGGCGGAACTACAAGATTTATATGGTCGGCTCGATCGTTACCAAGAATCTGCGTATCCGCTATCAGTATTCGAATGTGCCGCTGAACGTTCCTGCAGCCGATTTTGACGTGACTTCGGTTCCGATAATCGATTGTCAGGATGCTCTGGCGAACTACATTGCGGCCATGTTTGGAAGGGCGCGCGGAGCCAATCCTCAAGCGGTCGCGGCGCTCGAAGCTGCCGGCGATGACGCCATGAACGATATGGCTTTTGAGTATGTTCGCCGCGCTCAAACGGTCACTTACCGTCGTCCGGCTTACGGTAGCGGCGGCTCAAACGATGGTGGCAATGGAACGCTTGGCCAGACCGGATGGGGCGCTTAATGCCGACTTACTACAGATTCGATGGCGTGGTGCGTAGTCCGCAAGGCGAAGCGGTTCCCGGCGTCCTGGTTTATGTGTGTACGCAGCCGGCGACTACGAGTACTATTCCGCCTACTCCGCTGGCAACGATCTATGCCGATTCAGTTGGAACGGCTCTGGCTAATCCGGTTGTCGTCGATGGCAATGGAAACTTCTTTTTCTATGCGGCGACCGGAACGTACACGATTCTTTATTTCGATCCGAACGGCCGGGTACAAACTACCGTCTTTCTCGATCAGCTTATCGTCACTCCAGGCGCGGGAACGGTTACCAGTATCGCTCTTACCATGCCGGCGGAGTTTAGCGTTGCTGGCTCTCCGGTTGCTACCAATGGCGTTTTCGCAGTTAGCAAAAACAATCAGAATGCCGGCACGGTTTATGCCGGTCCTGCTTCCGGTCCTGCCGCGGCGCCAACGTTTCAATCTCTGGCCACACTTATTACTGCGCTCGGACTTGGTACGGGCACGGTAACCAGCGTTGATGCTTCGATTACCGGAAGCACTTTATTGTCTCTATCGGTAAGCGGAAATCCGATCGTCACTAGCGGGACGCTCGTTTTTACGGTCAACTTCGCGAATCAAGCGGCCAACAAATTCCTTGCTGGTCCGGCATCCGGCGGTACTGGTCCGGTTACCGCTCGCCCTGTAGTTGCCGCGGACATTTTTGGGATTACTGCGGTTGCCTTTAGCGCGACTCCGGTATTCGACGCAAGCACTTTTGCCATTCCGACTTTCACCATCACTTTAACGGGAAACAACAGTTCAAGCTCGATCACCAATCCGACTGCGGGACAAATCATCACGTTCATCATCACCCAGGACGGAACTGGCGGCCACTCGTTTGTATGGCCGGCGAACGTGAAGGGCGAATCGAATATCGGACCTGACGCTAATTCGGTCAGCACACAGAGTTTCGTCTACACAGGCAGCGCTTGGCGTGCAACCGGGCCTGGTTCTGTCAATGCTTCGTAGATGAATGTTCGCGACGTGAGGCCAAACACGGTTCCATACAAAGAAATGGCCGCGGCGCTAAGGCGCCGATAGGTGGGGAGGAAACAAGAATGTCTCTAGCGATTACAGTTCAAGCCGGCTATGTGGTGGACAACACCCAGAAGAAAGTCATTATCAGCGGTCGTTTGCTGATTACCGGAACGGGAAACTATCCTGTCGGCGGCTTGCCGCTAGACTCCGTTCTGCTGGCACTTCCGGAATCGACCACCAACTCCGGTGTCCGTCGTTGCATTCTGACTTCGGATGTTGGGAGTGGATATATCTGGCAGCGTATTCCCGCTACCGGAAAGATGATGGGTTTGCAGGTTCCGCCTACCGGATCGCTGACAACTGCCGCTCCGTTGCAACAGTTGCCAAGCACGGTGAGCGACCTCACTCTGCAAAACGAAGCTATCAATTTCCAGGTGGAGATGTTGCGGAACGCTTAATTTTGAATCCCAAAGAGGAGGACGGGACTGCGGTAATGCCCGTAGTCCCGTTTTTTCTATATCTTTAACGCTCTCGATCCAAACGTTCAAGTTCCGCTAAATCTTTTTGGCGGTCTCTACACAGAGGCAGACCCGACCTCTTTGCCCGAAGGCGCCAGTCCGCGTGTGATTAATTGCGACTTTGACCTGGGTTCGGTATTCCAGCGGCCGGGAAAAGAAAGCGCATTTATCTATGACACGTTCCATTTACTCAATCCTGCGTTTACGCAGTCCGCGGGGGATGGCGAACCTTGGAGCGCTGGCAGCGTAACTCTGAACAATGCAACTCCTGGCGGTCCAGCTAGGGCTGTTCATGTTGCAACAAGCAATGACGCCCACGCTGGAGCAAGTTCCTACACCATTACCTGCAGTTTCGGTCAAAGTGGTCCTCTCGTTCTTACTTATGCGGCGGTGGTACAGGGACTCCTTGGAATTTTTCCATCCATTACCGGCATTACCGATTCTCTGGGAAATACTTGGCAAGCAATTCAACCGGCAACGCCTTATCTCACATCCAGCAACGACCCAACTAGTTCAGTCAGTTGGGCAATGTACGGATTTTCTTTTCCTGCCGGCATTCCCAATGGCTTCCAGGTATTCGTAACTCTTTCGGCTCCTCTGAATGCCGGGGCTTCATCGGGAGGATTGCTTGCGCTAACAAATTGTTCGTCTATCGATAAGTTTTCATACCACTTGAGCATTGGTCCCGGTGTCGGTGGCGGGAGCATATCTGGAGCGTCAATCACCACGACGCAACCCACAATCATTGTGGCTATTTGCGGGGATTGCGCCGCCACTAATCCACCTTCAACAACCGGATATTTTAACGATGGCGGCACGCCGGGATTGCAGGGCGTTTATTATGCAGGGGGGATTTTTGGTCCTGGCAATCAGCCGGCAGGAATACACAATCCAGTTTGGTTTAGTCACCAAGAAGCTCTTGTACAAATTCCCTTGGAAGTGGTTTCGCTTATTCCTTCTGCGTCGAGTCCTGGCTTTCCCGATTCGCAAATCTTGGAATCGCTTAATTTCGGTCCGGCCATTCCTGCGAACTCCAATCCTTTGACTCCGGCCGCTTGCGGGTGCGGATGCACCGCGGATGGTCAACTGCCTATCTTTGGTTTGGAAGTCCTGATTACTGGAAGTCAGACCGATCTTTCGCCGGATGCGGTGATTACCGTGCAACTGCAGTTACCAGATGGAACGCTTTCGCCAACTACCTTCACGATTCAACTTCCGTCCAGTCCGGGGACGGTTGTCGTTGGAAGTCCAACGGAATTGTGGGGCTTAACTCTCTCGACTTCGCTTATCAGCGACCCGAATTTTCAGGTGAATCTCGTTGCGTCTACAACCGGCGGAGAGTTGGTTACGTTCACCGCGACGGTCCAGCTAAAGGTTTTCACAACTCCCAATCCGCCTCCGGACATAAATTACCTCAAAACTTTCGCGCAGATTGACGGTGACTTGTACTCGTTGATGCTTGGCAGCGATGGCGTGATGTACCAAGAGGATGTAGTCAACAATCCGAATGTGCTTACCCCGGTCTATACGGCAATCGAGCCAAACACGTTCGCTGAATCGGCTACGATCGATGACCGCGAATTTATTGCCCTGTCCAATCTATTGAACGGTACGGACATTCCCTACACCTATGATGGGCAGAATTTCGACCGGCTATCGCAAGTCGGTCCAGGCGCTCCGCCAACGGCTTCTACTTCGACGGCCACGATCGACATTGTGAGCATCACGCAGCCAACGGCTAAGAGCGACCCTGAACAACCTGGCCAACTTTCGGGAATCCTTTGGTCGAACGGTCCTGGCTCAACGGCTCCCGGCAACGTCCTGACGGTCTATTACGCTAGGGTGAGCGCGCAACCCCTAGCCGATCCCGACCTGCAACCTGGCGTGGGTGTTGAACTGGCTGGAATCGACGTTCCCGGTCCAAACAACGATTTTAACGGTCAGACGGTAGACGGCGATTATTTGGTGGTGAGCATCGGGCAAGGCGTTCCACCGGGCGCCCAATTTGAGCGCTGGTACTTCACGGTCACCATGCCGTCAACGCAAAGTGTAAATCAAGCGGACCATGAGGAAGGCCACGGACCTTTTGGAACCTATCAGGTCACTACGGCTACACTCACCACTTCGGCGCAAGTGCCTAATCTCGAAGTCGGAAACTCTTTGGGCATTTCTGGAACTGGCGGGGCTCCGCCGGCCGGTTATGATGGCACTTGGGTAGTCCAGAAAACTCCGAACGCTTCACAGTTGCAAATTACCAGTACTTCGCTGACCGGGAATATCGCGACATTTGGCTTCAACCTGATTACCGGAACGAATCCGGTTGTCGGTCAAGCCGTTACCGTCTCCGGCACGCTAAACGGCAACGGCATCTTTAACGTGGTGAACGCGGTTATCTCTTCCACTTCGCCGGGAGTCTTTAGCGTTCCGCTCAACAATGCCGACATTCCTTCGTCTTCTGAAAGTGGCGCGGGAGTTATTTTCGGGACGATCTTCGTATTCGACCCGCTGAAAGTAGTGGGAAACCGGACGGGCGGCCAACTGGTCACTATCGGCATCGTGTCTGCCGGCATCCGCAAAGTCTGCTATTCGTTCCTAACCCGCAACGGGTATATGACGGCGCCAAGCCCGATTCTGACTTTTGACGTGCCTTCGGGAGCTTCGACACTTACGATCGGTAACCTGGCTTCTGGTCCGGATGACGTGGTAGCGAGAGTGGTGCATCTGACGGCAGCCAATGGCGGAAACTTCTACAACATTCCAATCGACGTGATTGTGATAAGCAACGGTCTGCCGGTCACCAACACTTCGACGTACCTCAAAGACAACACTTCACGCAGTATCAATTTGAGTTTTTCTGATGGCGTGCTGCTGGCCGCAACTTCGATCGATACGCAAGGCAACAACCTTTTTGCGACCCTGGAACTGGGAAGCAGTCTGGGAATTATCGAATACGCTTCACGCGCTTTCGCCATTGGCGAGCAAAACAAGGTTCCTAATTTCTTGAACTGGTCTTTTGATGGTGGGTATCTGGAAGTGCCTCCCGCGGCTCCGGGCATTCCGCTTGGATGGACTCCGACCGCCGGCGGTACTCTGGTCAATTCTCCACTCTTCGGTTTCGCTTACCAGATTGCGAACGCTACCGGGAGCACGCAAGCCACGTATGGAATGATTACGCAGCCGGCATTCGTGGATGAATTTCTGGTGCCGATTATCAATGCTTCGACAAAATACAGCGTGCGGATCACCGCTGCGGTTGCGGCGGCAACAACCGGCAATCTGGTCGTAGACCTTTACAGTCCCAGTTCCGGATTGGCGCTTGGAACGTTCTCCGTGCCTCTGGCATCGCTCGGAACCACGATGGACATATTTACCGGGACGCTGCTGACTACGGTTCTCAAGCCCGTTCCAAAGGATTTGATTCTGCGAGTCTACGCTGCGGCGATTCTGAACGGCGCCGCGGTCACAATCGATCGCGTGGAAGTGTTTCCTACGGAGCAGCCGGTACTCTCAACGCAGATCACCGGAAGCTACGTCAACAACTTCGAAGCGTTTGACGAAAGTGGCGAAGGCGGGATTGTAGACACGGCCGGAGAAAACCAACAGCCCGTTCGAAGCGCTTTTGTGATGTTTGACACGCTGTATATCGTCAAAAGCGGTTCGCTGCTTTCAACGCAGGACAATTCGCTTACTGAACCTTCCGGATGGAGCATTCGCAATGTCTCCGCTTCGGTGGGAACTCCCTCTCTTTATGGCGTAACAACAGGAATCGATGAGCCAAACACCGGAGAGGCTTGGGCCATCATTGCCGGACAGGGCGGCGGGTACATTTTCAATGGTGGACAGCCGGTAAAGATCACCGAAGAGATTCAACTGCTCTGGAATCTTATCAACTGGCGCTACGGGCATACGCTTTGGGTGAAAAACGACGTTAAGAATCGCCGGATTCTCTTTGGCGTGCCTCTGAAAACTCCTAATCAGTGGTTGCCGACCGGAATTATTCCCGATGACCAGAATCCGACCACTCCCAACGTGATTCTGATGTGCAATTACCGCCAGTTGAACACCGGGGAACAACTGGAAAGCAAAGTTGGCGTGCATGTGTCCTATGCCGGCCGGTTGATCGCTTCGGAACAAACCCGCAAATGGTCTATCTGGACAATCAAGGCTCCGGCTGCGGCTTTCTTGCGTAGGCCAGACAATACCGATGAACTTTTCCTTGGAAATTCAGACGGCAACGGGAAAGTATTCGAATTGGTGGACGGCCTAGCTCAAGACGATTGCTCGGCCATGACCCAGATTTACATTACCTATGGATTTGTGACCGACGATGGAGGGCAAGCCCTGAAAATCGGTTCCATGCGGAATGTCTACACTTATGCGGTGACCCGCGTGGACGGCGCTGGCAATTTGAATCTGCGGACATATCCAAACGACCTGCTTTCGCCATTTGCTCAAGATTTACTGCCGCGGCTGACTCTGCCGATGATGGCCGCCGGAGATATTGAGGTTCCGCTGAACGAAACGGCAAATCGCTTGTTTTTTGAGTACAAAACGGATGAAATTGGAGCCAATTTCGACTTGAGCCGGTTGTTGGTGATAACGCAAGAAGACCCTTGGAGTCCGGTGCGCGGAGTGAATTACTAAAGTGGCCAAAACGAATCCTTCCGCTTTGGACATACAGAAAGAGATTGCCTTCTTGCGTAAACAGGATGGCGGCCAGTGGATTGAGTCCGCTTTACAGCGAATCGAAGACGCGGTAAACAATATCGGCAAGAATGGAGCGATTCCCCCGAAAGGGCTTTTGCCTCCGCCTCCTACGGTGCAAGCAGTCACCGTAAAAACGAATGGAAACGGTTTGGTGCATGCCGTCATTAACGATTCAAACCCGATCGACAAGAATCTGCACTATTTCGTGGAATACGATACTGACCCGGCCTTTCCGCAACCGCACGTCGCTCACCTTGGCGCTTCGCGGCAGATGGCTCCGGTTACACTCCCCGCAACCGACGATGACGGCAATCCACAAAACTTCTATTTTCGGGCATACTCGCAATACCCTGGTGGAGCGCCGGGACAAGTCGTACACTTTGGCGGGGAAACTCCGACTCCCGTAGCACCTGGCGGAACACAACAAATGACTTTGCTTCCCAGTACCGGAAGCGGTACAGCGCAAAATTCAGGACAGCAAGGCGGTTCTGGATTCGGAAAGATTATCAATCGGCCGTCTGCCGGACCAAAGAGGGCAATCAGCGCGTGATTCGCACTTTCGAAGAAAGAGACCTTATCGCACTCGCGGAGATTCATGCCGAAAATGGTCTGCCGCCAAACTGCATGCCTGAC